GGGCATCCTCTGCGGCGGTTGGTTACTTTACATAAACTCGTACATAATTCTTGTTTTTGTTGTATGAGTAGCTTTTTACTTGCATATTGTCAAATTCATTCCCGGTTTCTGCGCCGTAATTTGCGCAGATCAATTTATTGTTTTCGCCGTATATTCTCCACGGTACACGGCAGGCGTTCCAATCACATTCCATAAATAATTCGTATAGCGTTCTTTTCATGGTTTCAAGTCCTCCATATTCTAAATTTTCCCGGTTATTCCGGGTAAAGGCAAGCCGGGGAATCGAACCCCGGTAAACGCCGCCGCTTGCCTAGATTTAAGGTTTAAAAAATTTTGCGATCTATTTCTGTTTCTTCAAACGTCTCATACAAATGTGCCACTTCGGAAAATTGTTTCTTTGCGATTTTACAAGCCCTTGCGTATGCCGAACGGTCATTTGCGGCTTCAACGAAATCTGTATCTCCGTTATTCATTTCAAAGTAGTATGTTTTCATGCGATCAACCTTCCTTTATTCAAAAATGAACCCGTAGCCGCTAGTTTGTGCGGCTCTCTGAAATTCTTCTTTTCCGTACTTTTGATACATCTTTTCAAGGTTCGCGGAAATGTCAAACCCTGCAAGTTTTAACTCAAACAATATTTGTATTTTGTCGTCCATGTTTTCCCTTTCTGGTCTGCCATCATCAGAGCCGGGAGACCATCCCGCGGCTGACGCTCCAGATCGGAGCGTTTCGGCTATGCTATGCAGATTTCAAATACATCGCCTTGGACGTGTTCAAAATCGACTTTTTCAAAAATCCCAATGTCGTAAAAGTCGGCTGTGAGTTCCCCGAAGTGGTTATACTCAAACGCGATTCCGTTCTTTTTCAGTTCGTTGATCGCGTCACCGTTCTTTGTTGTTTCCCATGTAAAACGCATTCCCGTCTTTCTCATATTTAAGCCCTCCCTATAAAATTTCCGAAAGCTGTAAAATCTGCGCTTCGCTCAAATGGTCAATAACAACATTCCCGTTTACGTCACTCAATTCGTATTCATCTGGAAGAGTGGTGAAACCGTCAAACTGGTTCGAAATATAATAACCTTTTCTTTCTAATAATGTTTCTGCCGCTTTCATATTTTTCATGTTGTAACCTCGCTTTCGTGTTTCATTTGATATACTAATAGTACACGATAATAGATTATAATACAATTGACACAATACACGAAAATAGACGACACAAAACAGCAGTTTATTGTGCAATATGATACATGAGAATAGACGTTGACATGGTGTGAAAAATCTATTATCATATATAAAAAGAAAAGAGGTGTGACGCATGGCGAATTATGGCACAAACGGATATATTGACTTTTCCAAGCTGTGGAATATCTTAGATAAGAAAGAATATAATAAACAGTGGCTAAAGAATAACGGAATCCATTCTAATACTGTAGCGAAGCTGACCAAAAACGAAAATGTAACTTGTGAAGTTATATGTAATTTATGCAAACTGTTAAATTGCCAGCCGGGCGATATTATGGAATATAAAAATAATTAAAATACATGAAAATAGACTATTGACATATACACGATAATAGACTATAATACAACCATAGCAAAGAGATAGAGCAAAGGCGAAAGCCAAGAAAGGGGAAACACCATGAAAAAATATATTGTAAAAGATCGGGGCATTGAATGGAGTTATGACAACAAAGAAAAGGCTGCTAAGAAAGCCGCTGATCTGAACACGGAAGTAACAGAAAAAACCGTGTGGAGATATTACGCCCCATATTATACAAGCGGCACTGCAAACTATCGGGAAATCACGGGTGAAACTTTAATAGACACAATAGAGAAAGGCTTTGATCAGATCATAAAAGATTATGATCTTGGCGGCGTTTCAGGCTTGAAATTGAAGTCTGTTAAATTACAAAAGGAAGATGGGTATGCGAATTTAGTTGTAGATTTTATACCACTCGGAAAACTTGGAAAAGAACTTTCAGAGGAAGAAAAGGCAGTAAAAATTGAATGGGTTACAGATGATGAATTCCAGGGCGAATACACTTTTACATTGAACAAATAAAAGGCTAGCGGAGCCGATAAGCTCCGCTATTCTGCATTAAGGAGCAAATAAAAACATGGCTAAAGTTGTAAAAAAATGCGTTGTCTGCGGGAAAGAGTTTTATTGCGAATCATCGCGTGACATTGTGACCTGCTCGAAAGAATGCCGGTTGATACATTTGAGCCAAACACATACGGGGTTAAAGCGCTCCGAAGAGAGCAAGCGCAGGATGTCAGAAACAAGGCGCGCGAATCCGCGAAATACAGAAATACAGCGAAAAGCTACAGAAGCCGCAAAGAACAGTCCGAAATCCGGACGGTTTGAAACAAACAGGGCGGCGATAGATTGGCATTTAGTAAGCCCAGAGGGAGAGCACTTTTATATTCACTCCCTGTCCTTTTGGCTTAGGGAAAATTGCAATAAATATTTTGGAGTAGAGCCGGACAGCAAGCAATTTTTTAATATAATTGCGGGGTTGAGCCGCGTTAAAAGATCGGTTCTTGGGACACTTCCAGAAGGGCAACGCCCCGGATATAGTTATAAAGGTTGGTCAGTGATTCCGACCGAGGATGATAAACAGGATAAATAAAAGATTGGACAAGGGCAGTTTTCCGGCTGCCTTTTCTTTTTTGCCATGTCCAAAATCAACAACTCTACCGGGCATATCTTACAAAATCTCCGAAAAATCGTAAACAAACTATAAAACTTTTCTTAAATTTTTATAAACAAGGCTAGGCTCATTAGGTCTTTGACAAGTTCCAAAATGATAGAATAGTATCAGTTTTTGGTAAAAATCGTCTGACAATCGTCTGACATAAGGCGACACAATCGTCTGACGTCGCTTTTTCAGAACTATGTTTCTCTTTCTCTCTCTTTTTCTTAATCTTTTTTGATTAATAATAATACACTGTATCTAAAGCCTATAGGTTTATATTTAAGTTATATCCGCATACGCGCGCGGCGTAAGTATATAATATCACCGTAAAAAATAAGGCTTGACTTTAAACCCGGAAATAGTGTATACCAAAAGCAGAGAGATTAACAGATTGGAGGTGTGAAATATATGCAGGATATAGAGAGTGTAGATATTACAAGGCTTATAGTAGATCTGGGTACAGTACAAATATATACATCAACTGTACAAGACTTAATAGATCAGGCATGTATAGAGTTTCACATCGATGATCTGTTAAAGGCTGGACAGAGACAGTGGAAAGCTGTTATGCAGTATGTAGGTATGCATTTATTCCCTGATACATCGGTACTAAAAGACAAGAGCTTGAAACCTCTTGGCAATGCAACTATACCGACTAACTGCAATAGGTATGATAGAGAGGTATTGTATAAGCTTTGTGATTATTATATATATATCTCCAATGTGTACAGTAAGCTGGTAAGTACAGTAGCATTTAGTTATTTTTGTAATATACCTACAAACACAATGGATATATGGAGTACAGAGGAACCAAGCTCGTTGGCTTTCAAGATGTGGCAAAAATTACAACGATCTCGTAAAGATTGTATCCTAGATCGTGCGTACGACTCCAATAGCCCAGTAGGCACTATGTTCGTTGGCAACAACGAATTTGGCATGAATCAGCCGGGGATTGGCGATAATGCCACCCAACGCAGGGCAATCACAGCGCAGGAGCTGCCAAGATTGGACGAGAAAAAGAGCCAAGAATTGCACGCAATTGATACACAATTCACAGATGCAGCGGTAAATAATACGGTTTAAATTGTTTGTGATTATTCTACAATTCACAAATGCAGTAATATCAAGGGGTGTAGCGTTTTAACTATTCGCCAACTATTCGGAAAAGTTAGGTTTTGCGAATAGTTACAAGGGTATGACATGAATTGTATTAAAACAATTTGATTTTCACACAATGACAACAAAACGAAACGGAAAATATTTTAGATTTCCATGTTTGCAAGAAAAGGATGGGGAGGGGGTCTGACAGAAAGGCCACCGGGCGGCTACTAAGTCCCTTAAATACCTCAAAAAATAAAAAGCCACTTACAACACACCCATTGACTTTCACCGTAAATAGGCTATAATAAATTTATAACAATTCACTTTCACGTTGCGAATCGCAACTAAATTTCCAAAAATTTTTTAAAAACAAAAAAGAGTGTTTCGGACAGGAGAATGATATATGACCGGAAATGAGTATCAGGCATTAGCCATGCGGACAAATGATCGCAAGGCGACAGAAAGAATTTCGGATAAACTTGATTTGCTTAAATCTTGCAAGAAGAACAATATCGCATCGTTGCAAGATTACGACCTTGGCGGCATCTTTAATGCTTGCCTTGGACTATCCGGTGAAGTTGGAGAATTCAACGACATAATTAAAAAATGGATTTTCCATGAGAAACAGCTTAATATTGACCACGCAAAGAAAGAAGCTGGAGATATTTGTTGGTATCTTGCAATGCTTTGCGAATCCTTCGGCTGGAGCTTGGATGAAATCATGCAAATGAACGTAGACAAGCTTAAGGCACGTTATCCGGAAGGGTTTGACATTGAAAGGGCAAACCACAGGGAGGAGGGCGATGTGTAATGGCAAGCTGCAGCAATGAGTTGATGAAAACTGAGTATTCCGAAACCTTTGATGAAAAGCGCAAAGGTTTGATTGAACAGTCGTATTACAAATACGGACCGGCAAGAATGAACTTTTCTACCGGAAATGTTGATGCAATCGAAAGTTTGAAAATGTGCCTTGCCAAGTTTGAAGAGACCGGAAACCTTGAATATCTGTGTGATGTTGCAAATTACGCTATGTTCCGGTTTATGTTTCCACAGCAGGGCGAGTATTTCGAACATACGGACTCTGATTCATCTGCCGGGATCTTCGGTATGAGCGTAAATGAAATGGAACGATTCAAACAGGAACACAGCTTTGAGGATGGGAGATATTGATATGATTTTAAATATAATCGCTACGGCGATAGATGCCCTTGTAATACTTGGACTTATGGGAGGACAGGTAAAACAAAAAGACAATTCAAACGCAATTGGTTATTTGCTTTCATACGCGATCTTTGCAATGAATATTATAGTCATTTGGAAATGATGGGCTATCGCCAAACGGTAAGGCACAGGATTTTGATTCCTGCATTCCGGGTTCGAATCCCGGTAGCCTAATTGGTTGCATGCTGACGTTTCATGTAGCCACGTATGTTTTTCATATGTACTTGAACCCTTGGTTGAGTGATTCAAGCATTTGGGTTCCTCCTTTCGCCACTAGGACGATTCTGTTAAGGACGGTGCGAGACCGTCCGGTGGTATTTGTCGCAGAGGGCGGCATCTTGGCGTAAGACTATATGGTGTTGAGCGGTATCTGCTTTGTAATTTGCAGACGTGCAATCCATATAGCAGTCAATCATGGTTCGGGCATCTATCCCACGGTGTCCGAGCTGTGAAAATGTAATTCCCATTAAGAAGTTAGGTGGTGGCAGAACGAAATGCAAGCAAAGAAGCTGATCGGTAAGAGTGTTGCCAAGTGATAGGCGGAAAATCATCCGTAATCAGCAACAACACCTTTTCAGAATCCGATTATGTGAGGTTCAAATCCTCACCCACCTACTCGGTCAAATTATGCTGTCTGCTTGCAGGCGGTCTATGTTTTGGCTGAAATACGATGCTTGTCTATTGCTCTGCAATAATTTAATTCGGAGTAGAACCATGGAAATAGGCTTGCATGGTAACATTGAGTTGCCGGTGAAATGCTGTAAACCGGATAGTGCAAGGCATAGCACGATAAACATTATTGCTAACCGTCTGATGGCGGTTATGGGGATTTAATTCAGTGGCAGAAGACACGGCTTATATCCGGGTTGTCGCGGGTTCGATTCCTGTAATCCCAACAGGTGATGTTGCCAGTACACCCCTAGTGTGTTTATTACAGAAATGCAGGTGCTAATCAATATACCGGTTAAACTTAGCACAGGTAACTGGATTGAGCGGTTGTCATTCAAAAGATGGCGGTAACCGCTGACTAAAAGAACCTTGCACTTAGTGTAGTGTGGAGCAAGGAAAAACGGAAACTACACGACATAGCTTGTTAGCTGAGATGGATTAGCGACAGACTGAAAATCTGTATAGGGCGGCTCGATACCGCCACAAGCCATTGAGCGGTGTTAGTAGCACCGTGCCATTCTGAAACGCAAGGAATGGTTCGGGCAGGGAACTTCCATGCCCGGCGCGTGCAGATATAATCCTAATTGGCAAGGAAACTGTTTGCTAAACAGTCAGTAGCCGGAAACGGTGTTTCGGTTCGAGTCCGAATATCTGCGTTTATCCTTATCTCCACTTAGTCGGGTGCTACTGCAATAGTTCCGGTCGATGGGAGACTTATGGATGGTAGCGGCATTATTGGTAACAGAAAACCCTTCCGTGATTAGAAATTGCAGATTTGAAAGCGGTTGGCATGGTTTGATCTGACATGGTTCGATTCCATGTGCTGCTATTCGAGGTTAATATTTACGCAAAATTATGTGTGAGTATGATAAAAACATTGTGGAATATTTATATCAAACAAAAAACACGGAATCTCACGAGGATTCCGATTTTTGCTATGGCTGGGGGCAAAATATGACAAACTGCGTGAATTGTGGCGCACCAATCGAAACAGATAAAAAGGTGTGCCCTTATTGCAAAACTCCATATGATGTAAGCGGATTCAAGGCTGAAATAGGGGAAATGTTCGGAGAAATCACGATTTGTGGGAAAACAAGCAGAGTATATCTAGAAAATGTAGAACGCAAGCAGTTATTAAACAGCGAACCATATTTTGATACAGATGGCATTTTGCATCGTGAGATTCCAAAAGAAATAAGAAAATTTACTTTGATTGAGGTGTAATATGTGTGATTTTTGCAAAGACATAGGAATCGGAATACCGGATTGGGATTTCCTTACTCTGGATAAAAACGGAAAAGTACCGTCCGGTAATAAAATAGAAATTCGGAAAATTGCAGACAAACACGCGCTTGTTTTTACGAATAGTGCCGGAGAATACGGCGCAGGAGCGATAAATATTGCGTTTTGCCCTATCTGTGGTAGAAAGCTGGTGTAATAATGAAACCATTAGAAAAAATATTTTTTAGAGCTTGCGTGAATGAGCAGAAAAGAAAATTGCCTTCAAGCAATCGAGAATTGAGCATAAGAGCTATTGGGAATATTTTTGAAAGGCTTGGATTCTCATATAAGCAGTTAATGTATTATGTCAGAAAGTGGTCTGACAGGGGATTTTATGATTACGGAACAACGCTTGATTTGGGATGGTTTGAATTTGACAAACTGACCGGAGAATATAAACGGATTTATGATTCTATGACAAGTACGGACGGATGGAAAGATGGAGAGTTGGCAAATTATATTGTCAGCAATTCTTTTAATCGAGAGCGGATAACTAATTTTTCATTGAGAGAACATCTTGGAATCGGACAGGATAAAGAATTTTTTAATCCGTACAGAAAGGTGGAAGAATGAATGAATGAATTAACACAAAGCAAAGACGGATATATCGTATTTGACGAGAGCGGAACTTGCGCGCTTGCATATGGCGCAGCGGAAAAATGGTTCAAGACCTATGATGAAGCAATCAATTATGCTTTAGAAAAAGTTACTAAAAATTGTGAATTATTTAAAGACCGCATTGATTTTAACTCTGTAATTGTTTATGAGGGTTCAGAAGGATTTATGCATCAGTCGCACAGTATTCCTTGCGGAAAAGTGTTGTTTTGGTGGAAGAATCATAAATAGTTTGGTGGTGGATAAGAATGTGTGAATTTTGTGATAATGAATCGAAACAAATAATTGATGATAGAGAGAAGGATTCTATTTTGTACATTTCCGATTCAGAAAAAGAAATGAGAATTTTTCTTGAATATCTCAAAGAGAAAATGGACAACAACGGAAAAGAATGTTTCTTAGATGGAGAACATGATATTTTAAAAACAGAAAATTACAATGTTGTCTGTAAAAGTATTCATGGTACTCTACTTGGAGTCGGATATGGGTATTGTCTACATTACTGTTTTTCAAACAATTTTGATAAGAGTAAGTGCAACGATATGGAAAAATACTCGATGGAAGAAATTCTTGCGCACACAAGAGAGGGCGCAAAAGAAATATCGGAACTTGATATTTTGTATATGCTAGGATTAGTTTAAAAGGCGGTGGAATGATGAAGCAGGAAAAAGAAATTTTATGCACATGTATTAATCATGAAAATTGTCCATTAGACCCGGTTAGTTGCGGATGTTCAATAGAAATTACGACTTTTGAAGATGCTTGTAGAGGTAAAAGAACATTCATTCCGGGAATCGAATGTGATAAGTGAGGGATTTATATGAAACATCAAAAAGAATGGTGTACTTGTGATCGTTGTGGTGCGGAAATTAAAAAAGGAATACTGTGCGGAAATTCCATTACAAGGAATGGCACTTTAAATACCACATACGACTTGTGCTATAAATGTATGGAAGATTTTGAGGAGTTTATGAGAAATGACCGTTAATATGGGAACCCAAACCTATGAAATGAGCCACAAGCAGGCAAAAGCTATCCTCGGAACGGCTAAGAAACTTGCAAATTGCAACATATACGGCATTGAAAAAGGCAATGTGGTGATTATGCTGAATGAAAAGTATGAGGACGATATGAACCTTAAGAAAGCAGTAGATGAGTATAAAAAGAAAGGGTTCAAGGTGCATTGGAAATGAAAATAATCAAAGAAGGCAGCCTTAGGTACGAAAGAAAACCTTTAAAGTTTGAGTGTAAGAATTGCAAAACCGTTTTTGAAGCGGAAAAGACTGAATATGAATATTGTGGAGATCAAAGGGAAGGCGATAACTACAAGTGTGAATGCCCATTGTGCCACAAAATGGTATATTACAATTAAAAGACAACCGGCTAACAAATGGAGTTAGTCGCTACCCTAAAACAGTTATAGGCAGAGGTCAAGGCACTTCTGCTTTTTGCGGAGGTGCTTTTTATTTGGCTTCAAAGCAGTTAATCAATGCAGTAAATGGATATGAAAATTACATACAGAGAAAAGGCGTTGATGAACAGGTAATAGATGCCCTTTTGAAAGCGTGCAATGTGGCAATTCGGACGGAAAAAGACGTTGACTATGGATTGACTATAACCGAAAGAACAAAGGTTTTAATCAACGAATATACGCAGAAAAACGCGGGTGGTAGCATATGGGAACTTGAACGATATGCGCAGGATCACGACATTAAAGGCGGATACAAACTTGTGGATCAGTTCTATGAAGTCTTGCGATTAGAGAGCTTTTATCGTTTCGAGAGTTTCATCTACTTTATGGAGCGCAAAAGAAATTGGAGTAAACGGTTTTATTATCCGCGCCGCAAAACGCTGAATATAGTTGCCAACGATCTTGAAGATTTGGAAAACAGGAAGATTAAATTTTACGGATTGTCAATGCCATCGCGTGTCGGTAAATCGACTATCTGTATTTTCTTCCTTGCGTGGGTAGCTTTGCGCAGACCAAACAGCCATAGTGCTATGGGCGGTCACTCCGGTATTTTGGCAAAAGGATTTTACAAAGAACTGATGAATCTTTTTACCACGGAAGAATATACGTTTGCTGAACTTTTTGCTTATTGGCATCCGGAATACGCAAACGCATCAATTCCGACAGACAAGAGCGCGGACGAATTTACGATCACGCTTGGAGATCCGGACAGATTCGCAACCGTAACGTGTCGTGGTATTGACGGAACATGGACAGGAGCGGTCGATGTTTCAAAAGATGGATATTTGTATGTCGATGATTTGGTTCGTGATCGAGAGCATTCATTAAGCCCTACTCGAATGGAAAACACATACCAAGAGTACCTAAACAAGATGGTTGACCGTAAAAATGACGGTGCAAGGGAATTGATGGTCGGTACTCTTTGGAATGTTTTAGATCCATTGGAGCGCATGAGAAAGCAATATGAGCATGATCCACAATACCGATTCCGTAAGATTCCGGCACTTAATGAAAATGACGAAAGCAATTTCGCGTATGAAATCAACGGATTTTCCACGGAATACTACAGAGATATGCGAGATAAGCTTGACAATGCCGAATGGATGGCTAAGTTTATGCAGCAACCATATGTCCGCGAGGGATTGCTTTATACGGATTTGAGACTATTTAACGGAATCCTACCGGACGGAGATTTCCGACGCATCGGAGTTGTGGATGTTGCCTGGGGCGGTGGCGATAGCTTGTCAATGCCGATAGGGGCAGAATATGAAAACGGTGATGTTTATATTTACGATTGGGTATTCAACAAAGGCCCGAAAGAGGTAACAATCCCTCTTGTTGTTGGACGAATTATCGGGAATGGGATTAGGCAGACAAGATTTGAGGGAAATACCGGAGGAGATCTGTATTGCCAATATGTAGATGAAAAGTTGCAGGAACAGGACTATAAATGCTCATGTACAAGTAGAAAAGCACCAAATAAGGTTGAGAAGTTATCGAAGATCATAGCATATTCCGGTGATGTTAAGAGAAAATTCATATTTCTTGATATGCACCGACCGACGCAGGAACAAATGAAGAAAGATTCAGATCTTGGAGTAACAAGATATTATAGAAATGACGAATATCAAGCGGCTATGGATGAACTCTCTATGTTTGTAAGTATTGGCGGTAATGAACACGACGATGCGGCAGACGGCTTAACTCAGCTTGAAATGTTTATAGAAAACCCAAACAATACCGCAAAGGTAGAAGCGGCAGTAAACCCATTCAGGAGGTATTAGGATATGACAACAGACAAATATCTTTCACAGATAAGCAGAATTGACCATGCGATTGCAAATAAGCTGGAAGAAATCAAAAGGCTATCCGATATGGCAACATCTATATCCATATCCCCGAAAGAGGTGGATGTGCAATCATCCGGCAATCCCGACAAGATGGGGGGCGCGGTATCGAAAATTGTTGATTTACAGAATGAGATCCAGACGCTTGTAGATGAATTGGTTGATAAAAGACGGATTATCATATCGCAAATTGACAGTATGGATAATACAGATGTATATATCGTGCTTTCATCACATTACGTCAATGGGAAAGATTGGAACTTGATTTCCGTTGAGATGAAATATTCCTACAGGAACATTATGAAACTTAGGAAAAGAGCATTGCAGGAGTTTGAAAGACGTTATGGACAGCTTTACTCTGAAAAGAGTGCATAAAAGTACACAATAGTTCACACTCTTTCACAACATTTCCAAAAACTTGCATGGTATACTAAAAGAGTAGAAAAAACAAAATCCTACAACCCCAAAAGCATATAACCCGTAAAAGACACTGTCAGAAATGGCGGTGTTTTTTATTTACAAGAAAGAGGTTGCTATGAAAAAAGTAACTATATATTGCCCGGATTGTGGAAGAATTGCCGGACATTATGATGGGAGATCTACGATAGACCATCAGTGTAAATGTAAAAAATGCAATCATATTGTGATTTATCGCGTGGCAACAGGAAAAATTGAAACAAAGCCAATACCAAAACGCGCTTGCAGTAGTGGAGTTTTATTTATATGAATACACAGTATTTTCATGACCTTGTAAAAGGCAGATACGGAAGAAAAATTGCATATGCTAACGTAGAACAGATTACGGCAGACAATATCGTAAATGTTGTCGGAAACTGCATTGGCGCATTTTATTTCAACAAGACGATCATTCGTTATCTGTGGAACTACTACAAGGGCGATCAGCCTGTATTGTACCGAACAAAGGTACAGAATGCGGATATAACCAATAAGGTGTCTGAAAACCATGCCTATGAGATTGTTCAATTCAAAGTTGGTCAGACTTACGGTGAGCCAATTCAGCTTATCAGCAGGAAAGACGATGACCGGATAAACAATGCAGTTGATGAATTTAACGATTATTTGACCGATGCTAATAAGCAGGAAAAGGACATTAAGGCAGGAGAGTGGCAATCAGCAACCGGAACGTCATTTAAGGCAGTGCAGATTACAAAAAATGGAGATATGCCATTTAGAATTGTTGCACCAACACCAATGAATACGTTTGTTATCTACAGTCGTTCCACAGAAGAACCACTTTTAGCAATTCAAGAGCTTAAGGACGCCGATGGACAGATGTATAAACTCTGCTACACGGACTCTTATGAATGCAAGATTGTGAACGGAGAGGTTCGAGATTGGCAACTGCATGGCTTTGGCGGAATCCCGATTGTTGAGTTTCCGAACAACCATGAGCGCATTTCTGATATTGAGCTTGTGATCGGACTATTAGATGCAATCAATACAATGCAGTCAAACCGAATGGACTCTGTACAGCAATTTGTCGAGTATTGGGTTAAATTTATTAATTGCGAGGTTGATGAAGAAACATTTGAAAAAATGAAAATGAGTCACGCCCTTACAGTTAAGTCTATCAACAAAGATAATAAATCAGATGTTGACATTATGACGCAGGAGCTGAATCAAACAGAGTGCCAAGTTGCAAAGGATGATTTGTGGGATAATGCACAGTCCATTCTTGCTATACCGACAAGAGAATCGCAAAATTCTGGTGGTGATACACAGGGGGCGGTATCTTTAAGGGCAGGATGGGACTTCTCTAAAACCAGGGCTAAACAAAAAGACCCGATAATAAAAACATCGGAAAAGAGATTGGCTAAAGTAATATTAAACGTAATAAGAATTAAAGACCATGATTTAGGGCTTACGGCAAGAGATTTTGATGTTCAAATCAACCATAGTCCTCTTGATAATTTATATACAAAAACGCAAGCACTCGATCAAATGTTAAAAGCTGGAATAAATCCAAGAATAGCAGTATCTACTTGTGGATTATGGGGAGATGCCGAAAAAGTATTTATACAATCAAAGCCATATTTCGATGTTTTGTATAAAACAGTAGATATGGTAAAAAAAGAAAATGAGAATACAAAAAAACAAGAACCGACAAGCTAATTCCTATCGGTTCTTGTTTTTACATAATCAGTTAAAATACTAACCATGAGATTGTTAAGAGAGCGAATTTCTTCTTTTGCAATAATCTCAAGAGAAGATTTAAGCTTCTTTTCCATAACAATTGTAGTTTTAACTTTACTTTCTGAAATTTTTCCTTGCGGCATATTATCACCTCTTTTGTGTAGTATAAATTACCATCAAATAATTGTCAAGTAACTTGCAAGTTGCTAGCAACTATGATATAATACATGTAAAGGAGATGATTATATGCCAGATAAGAAAATGGCAAGACATGTTACACATGGGTTGACAGGTAAAAGAGTTTATAAAACTTGGGAAAGCATGAAAGCAAGGTGCTACAATCCTAATGATGGGAAGTATGAGAAATACGGTGGGAGAGGGATTAAAGTATGCGAGGAATGGTTAGGGAAAGACGGGGCGAGGAACTTTGCGAAATGGGCTTACGAAAATGGTTTTGATGAAAATAAACACCAAAAAGAACAAAGTATTGACCGGATAGATGTAAATGGTAATTATGAGCCAAATAATTGCAGATTTACAGATGCAAAAATCCAAGCTAATAATAGAACAAATACTATCTTTCTTGAATATCAAGGAAAGACAAAATGCTTACAAGAATGGGCAGATGAAGTAGGAATATCAGAATCAACTATTCGTTGGAGATTGAATAACGGGTATTCAGCAGAAAAGGCACTGACTACCGAAGTAAAGAAAAATTCAAACGTAGGTAAGAGGTATTTGACATACAAAGGAGAAACAAAAACAGTTTCTGAATGGGCGAAGCATCTAGGATTTGACCCTAAAGTATTATATTCAAGAATAAAACGAGGGTGGTCAACAGAAAGAGCTTTAGAAACCCCAACTGGTGCCGACAAGTGGCATAAAACAAAATAATAAATTTGAAGATAAGACAGTCACCGAGTAATCGGCGGCTGTTTTTATTTTATAAAAATTCGCAAAGTTGTGAGCGTAAAAATCAACAATGTCGTTCGGTGTCGTTGCACCGTATAAAAATTCGTATGACATATCGGAGGTAATGGATGAAAAGAGAAGATCTGATTGCTATGGGATTAAGCGAGGAAAACGCAGACAAGATCATGGCAGATTACGGAAGTTCCGTACAGAGAGCCAAAGCAAAGGTTGACGAGTACAAGACAAAGGCTGACAAAGCTGAAGAGTTGCAGAAGCAACTCGATGATATCGAACAGGGAAAGCTCACGGAAGTCGAGCAGGCAAATAAGAACCTTGAAAAAGCCAATGCGAGAATCGCGGAACTTGAAAAAGCGCAGGCAATAGCCACGCAGAGAGCCAATGCTGCATCTAAATTTAATGTTACCGCAGAGCAGGCAGCGCAAATTGTAAAAGACGATGGCAGCTTTGATTATGACGTTCTTGGAAAGATTATCTCTGAAAAAGAGACCGCCGCAGCACAAGCCAAGGAGCAGGAGATTGCAAAAGGCAGTACGAATCCGGGAGGTGGCACGGCTGGCGGCGATAAAGCCGGTACAGATAATAAGACAAATGCTGAAAAGATAGCAGAAAGCCTTATATCTAACGCACCTAAGAACAATGACGTTTTATCACATTACATTCAGCAATAACAGGAGGTAAGAAATGGCAAAGGAAATGAATATGCAGTATGAAAAGACTTTATACGCAGGAGATGTTCAGATTTTAAAGAGAGAGCCTAATGAAGCAATCCCATTAACACTTGATTTTGATGGCGTGACAACTAAAAACGCACAGGGCAAGAAGATTGTCAAAGCAGGTACTCCAATCGGAGCAAATGGCAAGGCTGACAATACGGCTACGGTAGTGGGTATTTTGAGATTTGATGTAACAGAGGACAGGCCACAAGGAGTGCTGCTTAAGAAAGCATATCTTAACACGAAAGTAGCAGAAGCGCATTCCGGCGTTACATATGACGCAGAAGTTAAGACAGCTCTTCCAATGATTGTATTTGAATAATAACAGGAGGTAAATAGATGTTAATTAATGAAGTATTAGACAGTAAGTCTATCGCATTATCGGCAACAGAAAACGCTAGTAATCAGATACCTTATCTTGGTTTACAGTGGTTTCCAGAAAGAAAGAAGCAGGGACTTGATTTAAGTTGGATTAAGACACACAAGGGTTTGCCGGTTTCACTTGCGCCATCTAATTTTGACACAATCCCAACTCTTAGAGCTAGAGGCGGATTAAGTAAGGAAAAAACACAGATGGCATTTTTCCGCGAGGGAATGACAGTTGGTGAAGAGGAAATGCTTGAAATCGAGCGTATTCAATCAGAAGACGACCCTTACCTTGCAAGTGCTTTATCAAGTGTATATGACGACACTAACAACCTCGTAAGCGGCGCAGAAGTTGTACCGGAGCGCATGAGAATGTCACTTCTTTCTACAAATGCAGGTCATCCGGTAATTGCTATTGTAAGTGATGGCGTTCAGTACGCTTATGATTACGATAAGGATGGCTCATACGCAAAAGACCATTACGCAAAGTTATCCGGCACAAGCATGTGGAGCGATACAGCTAATTCAAAGCCACTTACAGACCTTAACAATGCAAGAAAGAAGTTACAGAAGCAGGGTAAGATTGCTAGATACGCACTTATGAACAGCAATACATTCCAATATCTGCTTGACAATGCACAAATAAGAAACTCAATTCTTGCACAGAACCTTACAGCAACTATTGAGGTTGACGATGATACTGTTATTTCGGTGGTACAGAAGAGGGCGAAGCTCACTATCGTACTTTACGATAAGATGTACATTGATGATGATGGCAAAGAGCAGTACTTCTACCCGGATAACAAGGTTACACTTCTTCCAGAAGGCAGCCTTGGAAGCACTTGGTTTGGCACTACACCGGAAGAAAGAACTGCAAGACAGGTAGCTGATGTTGATGTAACAACATATGGTGTAGGTATTACAGTCGCTACAAAGACAGAGTATGGACCACCTATGAAGATGTCAACATTTGCATCTGAGGTTGTACTTCCATCATACGAGAATATGGATAGCACATTTGTATATGAGGTTCATAGCGAAGAGTAGGGGGTGCAACTATGAAATATCCATATATAGTGATTCATAATGGTAAATGGTACAACGCAGGAGAAGAGGTGCCGGAGAGTAATTCTCCGGTATCTTCCGTTGGATATACAAAGACCGAAATCAACAGAATGAGTACCGCAGACTTGCAGAAACTTGCCGCAGAGCAGGGAATTGAAAACGCACAAGCAACAAGCGGTGCGGAACTGAAAGAAATTCTGATTGCAAAATTTAATCTGTAGGAGATCGCTTATGTCATACACGCTTGTCGAACAAGTAAAAATTCGTTTAAAACAATTTCATATAGAAGAGGTAGAGGACGAAACGACCGGAGAAAAGTCCGATAAAGTTGTGTTTGATGAAAAAGAATGTAACCCTTTGATTGAACAGCTTTTAGAGCAGGCAAGAAAAGAGATTATCAGCAGACGGAACTATCCGGACACATACACGCAAGACCAGATTGACAGTGATGTTAAGAACTATGAAAACATTATGGTCAATTTGGCAGTGTACGACCGGTCACAGGCAGGAGAAGCATACATGGCAAGTTTCTCCGAAAACGGCGTGAGCAGGACATGGAAAGACCGTGAAAGCCTTTTTGCTGGTGTATTTCCGTTTGTTAAAGCTATGTAAATATCGCCTATAGGGCATTAAAGAAGATTGAGCGTGACCATTATGGTTGCAGGCGGCGCACATTAAGCGGTGGTGGGCAGTGCGTCAAAAGGAGATTCAAATGAAAAGTATTTTGATTCAAACTTATCTTGTGGCACTTCCGATAGTGCTTGGGTATATAGTTTGGCTTCTTAAGCAACAAAAGAAAAGCAGGGATGCGAATAGCAAGGGAACAATGCTTCTTTTGCGCGTCCAGCTTATCGAATACCATGCAAAATACACCAAACTTGGAGAAATACCGTCATATGCCTATCAGAATTTTTGTGAGATGTATGATGCGTACCATGCGTTAGGTGGAAATGGTATGATAACGAAAATGAAACATGAGATTGAAGAAATCCATATAGGAAAAGGAGATAAAAGCCATGAGGAATTGGAAAGATTGGACTAAGAAAGCCGGAATCCGAGCAATCAAGACAGTTGCGCAGGCGGCAGTTGCCGGAATTGGAACAGCGGCGTTTATGGGCGCAGTGGATTGGAAATATGTACTGTCCGCATCAGTGCTTGCCGGAGTGTTATCGCTTCTGACAAGTGTTGCCGGAATCCCGGAGGAAAACACCAATGCTTGACATTAACAAGCAGGAAATGAAGTATTCGCAATTCGGTCAGAGGGTATTCATTCCACAAACTGACGAAAATGGAGATATTGTCTATGAAGGGTACAAGGATTCCGATGGAAACTTTGTGCCTTATTTAGATTCCGAAGGCAACAAGATTCCAAAAGGCGAGGAAGTTGAAGGGTTTTCAGAACCTACAACATTCAAAGCCAATATCAGCAATAAGCTGTCAGAAGCCCTTGTGAAAGAATTCGGAATTGATGATAGTACATCATACTGTCAGCTTGTCACGGATAAAGGATATTTGCCACTGAAAGCCGGTGATGTGGTGTGGAAACGTTCGGAAGTCAAACGCACTGATGATGGACTTGTGGATTCAGAAACCGCAGACTACATCGTAAAAGGAGTTGCTGATGAAGGACTGACCACGGATTTGTTTCTTCTTCGGAAGAATATTAAGTAGGTGATTGCATGGCAAAGAAAACTATTTCAATGACATTATCCTCTAAATCCATACAAGCCGCCATAAAGGAATTAGAAAAGTACCGCGATAGTTTACAAGCTAAATGTGATTTACTTGTTTCTAGGCTTGCACAGATAGGTCAGACGGTGGCAATACAACACATATCGGAATCACCATTAGGAAACACGATAACGGTAAGGGTAGATAAAGCACCGCAGTTAATGACCTCGAACGCGATTCTGATTGCAACCGGAAAAACGGTAACGTCAGAAGACCGAGAACCATTCTATACTTTGTTGGCGGTAGAGTTTGGAGCCGGTATTTTTTATAATTCCAAAGAGAACCCAAAAGCGCCGGAACTTGGATTCGGTGTCGGCACATATCCGGGACAAATACACGCTTTTGAAGATGGTTGGTACTATTGGGACGATAAGACCGAAACATGGCGTTATACCCACGGTATCAAAGCCACAATGCCTATGTATAATGCGGAACAACGGATTATTCAACAGTATGTAAAGATTGCAAGGGAGGTATTCGGTGGAAAATGAGTTAAACAGTTGGGCACTTGATTTTGAAGATACCTTATGTTCCCTTTTGAAATCGTACATGGAAAGCAAGGTAAGGGGAATTAAAGTGACGCAAGATGAAGAATCGGGCGGAACCGCAACATTTCCGACGCTTTTAGTCAGACAAATCGGTGGCACAGAAGCCGGACGAACCAATGAAGCAAAGACAATCAATGCAATTCGCCCAACATTTCAGGTCACAATTACAAACAAAGGTTCAAGAAAAGCAACTAAGGACATCGCAGCATATGCGGTGTCTTTTTTTAAACAACAAATGTTTGAGGTATCAAATGTAATCCCAACAATTTCCAAGCAAGTGCGAACGGTTACATTCCGCGCAACTCGCGTAATTGGAAACGTTGAGCATTTAGATCAGCTATAAGCAGAAAGGAAGTAGAAAATATGGCATCAACAAGTTATAGAACTCGTGTCATTGTAAAAGAGCACACGGAAAAACAGACCGACTTTGCGGGAACATACAATCTTTTGGTTGCAGCTAAGTCAGTTCCAAGTCCTGCATCACCACCAAACACTGTTGAGTCAACCACAATGGAAGATGATCAGCAGACTTTTGAAAAAGGAATTAAGACTTCTGATTCAAGAGAAATCACAGGAAACCTTGAAAAAGAATATCTTTCAAAGGTGGATGGATATGGAGATAAAAAACTTGATATTATTCATCTGTATGGAACGGACGGTATTGGCGGTGTAGCGAAGTACGCATATGTAGGAACTGCAACAGCCACACCTAACGATGTAGGTGGAAACGATGAAATCCTTGAAATGACGGTAACAGTTATTCCAAGTACAGCATCAGAGCTTGTTACAGATAAGCTGACTGTCGTTGATAACAAAGATGGAACATTCACTGTAACAGTGGTGGGGTAAAAAGCCTATCGGACGAGCAATCGACCGCACCGGTAGGCGAGGATGAACGGTCGATAGCAGAACTTGAAGCAATGAGATAAGCAACAATGGGGCGGTGGCAACACTGCCCCTTGCCAATATAGGGCAGAAAGGCAAGGTAAAACATGAAAGTAAATTTAGGAAATAGCGAATATTCAATCAAATTTGGTTTTAAGCCAACATTAAAGTCACATCTTATCAAAGATGTATCAGAGTCGGTAAGCGAGCAGGACGGAAGCTTAGAATCCGTAGAAAAACTGTTACTCGAAACACTTCCTAAGATGCTTCTTGTAGGACTGCAAGTAAACCATAAGGACGAGTTTGGATATGATTACGATACAAACGAGAAATACGATGAGCAGTTTAATAAGGTGCTTAATCTGCTTTCTGAAAAGATTGACGATGGTGAGATTGACTGTATTGAGTTGTTCAACGAATTAGAGAATGAGTTGGAGTCAAACAGTTTTTTAGCGAAAATGATGGAGACGGAGAAGAAGAATCGGACTCCGGCAAAGAAAACTCCATCCAAAACAACAGCCAAGAATTAACATGGGAATATTACGTTGCGGAAATCCGTCCGTTTTACCTTATGGTAACGAAAGGCTACGGATTTTCCGTTGATGATATAGATATGATGAATCCAGAGTTGCTTAAGCCTTATGTGGATGCATATAAGGCAGAATTGAAGCAACGCGATATGGAAATGTATATGTGGTTTGGCAGATATGCAACGTCAGCACTTGTGACCGCAATAAATGCGACATTCGGTAAGGGTAATAGTAAGTACGTGAAAGAAACTTGCTATGATTCCATCGAAAAGCATAATACGGACGATCCCGATGCAGAGATACGAGAAATGCTTAAGGCAGAAGAAGCATGGGCGGCTGAATCAAGGAAATCACATTTACCAAAACCAAAGATAGTTTAAGAAAAGAGGTATTGCTATGGCAGTAATTATCGGAAGTGCTAGGCACGATGAACACGGAAACTGCTATTCTGGTGGAAAAGCCGGAGACCAGACCGGACAGGAAGTGTCTACACAGAAGTTTTATAACCATTCTAAAGGATGGAATGTGTTAAGAGCAAAGGATGATAAAGTTGCGGAGAAGTTAGCCGAAGCTATGCAGATTGCATCTGACAATAAAAATATCGGCTATGACCAATCGGAACGCTACGGAGTCATTAAACATGGCATTAACACAAAGGTCAAGACGGAATGCGATTGTTCTTCTCTTGTACGTGCCTGTATTATTTATGCATCCGGTAAGGATGTGGGGGATTTTAATACATCTAATGAACGACCGGTAATTTTGAAATCCGGTTTGTTTGATGATATGGGTTCTTATCATGCCGGTTTTATTCTTCGCAACGGAGATATTCTTGTGACACGCATAAAAGGGCACACAGTTATTGTTGTAAAAGGTGCAAAGAAATGCAAAGCCAAGTATTATCCGAAGTATACCGGAAATTCCGGTTCAATAGTCGAAGCATTAAAAGCGGTTGGGGAAGATGATGTGTCGAAAGAACATCGCGCAGAAATCGCAAAAAAGAACGGATTTTCCAATTTTAAGTTTACATCAGAGGAAAATTCAAAGATGATTTCTCTTCTGAAAAATGGAAAACTGAAAAAGTAATTCAAGGGCGGTAGGGGTCAAATCTTACCGCCCTTTTCTAAAACTAAATAAAGGAGGTGTAACTGTTGGAATTAGAAACCTTAGAGGTCAAGATTCAAGCGCAGGCAAGACAGGCTAATGGTCAGATCGACGCACTGATAACAAGGTTAGGAAAACTATCTTTATCCTTGCAAAGCATAGATTCTAGCGGAATTAACCGGTTATCAACCGGAGTAAACCGATTGTCAAACTCAATGAGTGCCATGCGCAGTGTTGATTCAAGGTCATTCTCGACTCTTGCAAGAAACATTAAAACGCTTAGCAACATTGACACAGGAAAGATAAATGCAGCAGCCGGAGCAATGCGACAGATTTCAAAGTCGGTAAGCTCGTTTTCCGGTATGTCAAAATCGGTGCAAGGGTTATCGGAATTAGCCGGAGGAATCAAGCAACTTGGTTATACAAGCTCAACAAAGGCTATCGAGAATATACCAAAACTTGCGGTTGCAATGCGACAGCTTATGTCCGAATTGTCGAAAGCCCCTAGTGTAAGCCGGAATATTATTGACATGACAAATGCATTGGCAAAATTATCACGTACCGGTGGAGCGGCAGGAACAGCGGCAAAAAGCATCACAAGCTCATTTAGTGGATTTAGTTCAAGTGCATCCGCTGTAACAAAGAAGTCGTTCTCCCTTGCGTCTGCAATAGGAAAAGTGTATGCAACATATTGGGCTTTATTCCGTGGATTTAGGCTACTTGGAGATGCCATTGACATATCATCCTCATTAACCGAGGTTGAGAACGTTGTAAGGCAGACATTCGGGCAGTATGAAAGCCTAATTAACAATTTCGCAAAAACATCAATTGAAAAATTTGGTATGTCTGAATTGTCCGCAAAACAGTTCGCAAGCCGTTTTCAAGCCATGGGAACTGCCCTTGATATTCCACAAGGGCAAATGGCAAAAATGTCTATCCGGTTGACAGAATTAGCCGGAGATATGGCTTCATTTTATGATGTGAGCCAAGAAGATATTGCCAAGAGTCTGCAATCTGTATTTTCCGGTACTACGGCACCTATGCGGCGTTATGGTATCGACTTGACACAGGCAACATTAAAGGAATGGGCATTAAAGCAAGGACTTGATGCGAACATTTCATCAATGACACAGGCTCAAAAAGCCATGTTGCGTTATCAGTATGTGCTTGCGCATACAACCAATATTACCGGAGACTTTGCCAGAACAGCCGATAAACGAAACTTTTGTTTCATGTGTCGCGCGGCATAGCAATATGTCGATGAAAAATCGGGTAAAATCGGTGAAGGCTAAGTTGACTTAGCACGAACATTTTTGTATAATATGTTTGAGGTGATTTAATGCGAACATATTATATCTACAAAGCAACAAATAAAATAAACGGAAAATCTTATGTCGGTCAAACTTGTGATTTTCATAGCAGAGTGTGGCAACATCAAAGGTGCTACGAAAAAGAAGATTGCGACTTTCATAGAGCAATTAAAGAATTCGGGTTTGACAACTTCTCATGGGAAATCATCGAAACGTGTGAAAGCGAAGATGGAGCCTGTGAGTTGGAAAAGTATTACATTGAAAAATTTAACACCTATCGAGATGGCTATAATATGACCAAAGGTGGGAAAGGCGCGCCGTATCATAACGCCAGGGCAGTTGTTTTGCTGACGCTTGACGGACGGTACATTAAGCGTTATGATAGTGCAATGGATGCAGAAATTGACGGATTTAATAATACGGATGTTCTGCTTAATTGTAAAGGAAAAAGGCGGCAGACAAAGGGCTATATGTTCATGTTTGAGGATGAGTATGAATCAAACGGAGCGAAAACCTATAGAAAGCCGGAACCTAACGGAATGAGAAGCATTATTCAATGTGATATGGAAGGAAATTTTATACAGAAATTTAAAAGTTTGCAGGAGGCGGCTAGGATTACCGGAGCAAATAGAACAACTATTTCCGGTGTGCTTTCAAATACCTATAAGTCGGCAAATGGATATATTTTTGTATACGAAGAAGATTTTCCAATAAAAGATTTGAGCATCTATAAAAAGCGCAAAAAAGGAAGAAAAATTGCGCAAGTGGATGCGAAAACCAGAGAGATTATAAGAGTGTTCGATAGAATATCCGAAGCAGGGGAATCTCTTGGAGTTAATTACAAAGCAATACATAATGTAATTGACCAAGAGGGGCGAACTGCTTATGGTTATAAGTGGATAAGTCAATAAGCTAATACCGAGATAAGGCTATAAAATAAAAGTTATAGCACATTGTAGAGCGTAGGGATTGAACCTATGCTCTTTTCTTATGGAAAGAGTGTAGAATATAATATCCCCAAGAGTATCCGACAGCCACAATGCTGTGGTTGAAAATGTACGCCGAACTTATGGGAAACCATAAGAAGTAGAGGATAAAAAGCCTTTACGATAACATATTGACATGGCATAACCAGATAACCATGCTTAGAGAGAACTTCAAAGCACTTGGAGCGGTTGTTGGTGGTGGTTTAATCAATGCATTCAAGCCATTTATCAAGGTACTTAATTCAGTTCTGCAAAAGGTTATTTCCTTCGCAGAGATGGTAACAAATGCTTTAGGTTCTATCTTCGGATGGAAGTATGAAGCAAGCAAAGGAGCAGGAATCAGCGGTCTTGCTGATGATATTGGAAGCGCGTCTGACGGCATGGACGATTTAAGTAATGCCGCAGGAAACGCAGGGAAAAACACGGGTGGTATCGCAAAAAATGCCAAGAAAGCAAAAAAGGAAATCCAACAGGCAACTCGTGCATTTGATGAATTAAAGGTTATTTCAAAACAAAGTAAAGATAATACTTCCGGTTCTGGAAGTGGTGGGAGCGGTGGAAGTGGTGGCGGTTCTGGTTCTGGCGGTTCTGGTGGTGGAGATACCGGAAAACTGGTTCAGACCGACACCATTTTTAAGAAATTCAAAAGCAACATCAAAGACCTTGAAGGACTTGGAAAAGCAATTTCCGGTGCTCTTATCAATGCGATGCGAGGTATCGAGTGGGATGAAGTATATGCCAAAGCATCCGGCTTTGGTAGTGGGCTTGCAAAATTCCTTAACGGACTATTTAAAGGGCAAAAAGGAACAACGCTTTTCGGAGAAACCGGAAAACTGATCGCAAATTCATTAAACACGGTGCTTCATGGATTGGATTCGTTTGGAACGACATTTAATTGGAAGCAATTTGGAAATTCAATTGCGGATGGAATCAACAAGTTTTTCCAAAACTTTGACTTTGCATTATTGGCTCAAACGCTTAATGCATGGGCACAAGGGGCATTTGATGCGGTCACTACGGCATTAAGTAAAATTTCCTGGAAGGATGTTTGGAACGGAGCAAAGGAGTTTTTAAGCAACTTAGACGTAAAGACGGTTGGAATTATCATCGGTGCGTTGACAATCAAAAAAATCCTTGGATTGCATCTTGCAAAAACCGCACTTGATATAATCGGAACTTCCATTTCAAAAGCAATAGCTGGTTCACTTGCATCAAGGCTTGGCGTTGAAATTGCGGCAAATGAGGGAATCTCGGCAGTATTGTCTACCGCTTTGTCAAAAAAAATAGGTGGGGCGTTTGCTACACTTGGAACAACTGTTTCAGCTGGTGTCAAAGCTTTATTCGGTAGCGGTGCGGCAGAGAGCGCACTTTCTTTTATCAGCCCGGTAGCAAAAGCTATAACCGGGATTGGCTCTGTTGCGATTGGCGCATTTACTGCAATATCAAACTTTGTGACCATGTTAAAGAACGGATTCAGTTGGCTTAATGAAGCACTTATGCTTGTCGGAGTTACGATTACGGCAGTCGGAGCGGTTATTTTAGGGGTAGCGGCAGCACCTGCAGCGATTACCGCAGGAATAGTAGCCGGTGTTGCAACGGCGGCTGTAGTAGTCAAGGATCATTGGGAAGAAATAAAAGGAATTTTCTCAAAAGCAGGAGATTGGTTTAATACTAATGTGATTAAGCCAATAAGCGGTTTTTTTAAGGGATTATGGGAATCTGTTTCCGGTTTTTTCTCTTCTTTATGGAAAGATATATCCGGTGTATGGAAAACAGTTTCTGGATGGTTCAATACTAATGTTATAACTCCTATTGTTTCATTTTTCCAAGGATTTTCGAAAAGAGTTGGTCAAATCTTTGAAGGATTGTGGATCATTGTCAAGGCTGTATGGATTGTTGTTTCTGATTGGTTTAAATCAAAGGTAATAGAGCCAATAAAGAAGAATTTTGAATTATTGAAATCGGCAGTATCAACTGCATTCAAGGTTCTATGGACAACTGTAAAATCGGTATGGGCGGTGGTTTCCGGTTGGTTTAAGGAGCATGTTACAACACCTATCAAGAATGCTTTTAGCTCAGCAAAAGAATCTATTCAGAAAGCTTTTAGCGCGGCAAAGACAGCGGTAACCGGGGCGTGGAATAGTGTTTCTAGTTGGTTTAAAGAACATGTAACCACCCCGATAAAAAATGCTTTCTCGAAGATGAAAGAAAGTGTAGCTGAAATATTCAGCAAATTATGGAATAGCGTGAAAAGTGGTGTTGCCGGGGCAATGAACACCGTAATTTCAAGAATTGAAACAGCAATAAATTCATTGATCGGTGGAGTGAATACCGTTTTGAGAGGGTTCAACAGTGTTGTTTCTGCGGCGGCTAAAGTAGCAAAGGTAAAGTGGAGCGGAGTCGATCTTGTGCCGAAAGTGAGCCTACCTAAAGTAAAGGCTTATGCAACGGGCGGTTTTATGGATAAATATAGCATAGCAACAGTTGGAGAAAATGGACTTCCGGAAATTATGGGAACAGTCGGAGGTAAGCCAGCGGTCGCAGGAAGCCAAGAAATTACCGGAATCAAAGATGCTATCAATTCAACATCTGCGCAAGAGGTTTCCTTACTGCGACAACAAAATCAGTTATTACAAGCTATTTTACAGAAAAATTTCGGAATTACTACAAACGACATAGGAAAAGCTGCAAGGGATTATGGTAGAGAACATTACAATCGAACCGGAGACAATGTATATGTTTTTTAGTGACTTCTATAATAGAACGTGATATAATTCTAAATAAATCATATCACAAGAAAGGAGTCATTATGAGAAACACAAAAAAATTATTAGTAGCGATGGGGTTGGCATTTGCCGTTTTGATTTCGGCTATGCCAATCCAAAATGCAGATGGGAAACAGATTGTTGCACAGGCGGCAACTATCAAATTAAGCAGAAAGACTCTTAATTTAAAAATTGGAGAATCCGCAACATTAAAGATAAGCGGAATGAGGAAAACTGCTAAATGGAGTAGTGGCAATAAATATGTTGCTTCTGTAAATAAGTCTGGAAAGGTTCTGGCGGTTGGAGAAGGAACGACGTACGTAAAAGCAAAAATTGCAAAGAAAACGCTTTCTTGCAAAGTTACCGTCACTTCTTCCTTTAATGCGAACAAGGTAAAGAAAAACATCTCAATTGAATACCAAGATAGTGGTCATGGAGTTGTTGCTATCTTGAAAAACAACAACAAGGTAAATGTTGATCTGGACGCAAAACTTGTATACTACAAAAACGGTAAAATGCTGGATAGCAAAAGCGATTGTAACAGAGCTTTTGAATCCGGTAAGGAATGTGTTCTTTATTTTGACGCACCGAGCGATTCTGATTATAACGATGTTTCTTATGATAACTATAAAATGTCGTTGAGTGTTGATGAAGCAACAAATGCTGTTTGTGATGTTCGCAATATAATGGTTCAATCGGACATTGGAGCAGATAATGTTACGGTTGAAGCTACAAACGATTCCGGAAAAGATTTTTCATTTGTGAAAATTTCTTGCTTAATGTATGATGCATCTGGCAACTTGATCAAATATGATTATCATTATGCAGAATGTGAAAAGAATGGAGACACCGATTATTTCTCGTTTAGTTTTCCGTACGATTCAAATTACGATACGATCTATCCGAGCAGTTATAAGATATATGTTGATGAAGCATATACATATACTTGGTTACAATAAAAATTGAAAGATAAATGATACTTAAGCCGTGGAAACACGGCTTATTTTAATTCAAAAGCTGATTGACACAAAATCAAAAATAGTCTATCCTTATTACTAAGGAAACAACCTTATCCGTGAAGATGCGGATTACTTACTTGAACGCCATACTGTACGAAAGAGGAAACCAATGTGATTTCACAAGTGGCTTCCTCTTTTTTATTCAGATAAAAATGTATGGAGGTAGACACGAATGAAAAAATCACAACTTATGCTTAAGATTCAAAACAGCATTGAGGTATTTGAGAATCCAATATTCGGACAGATTAGAATGGTCATGGTCGATGATGAACCATGGTTTGTTGGAAAGGATATATGCGAAGTATTTGGAGATACGAATTACAGAAGAAGCCTTTCAAATATTGATGATTCTGATAAGGGTGTGTCACAAATTGATACTCCCGGTGGAAAACAAAGAATGACGGTTGTTAATGAAAGCGGTTTGTATTCCTTGCTCTTTCAGATGCAACCACAGAAAGCAAAGGGTGTGTCACAAAACGACTCCCTTATAAACGAAAGAAAAGAAAAACTTCATAAGTTCAAACGTTGGGTAACATCCGAGGTACTCCCTACAATACGTAAAACAGGTGGGTATGTCAATAATGATGAATTATTTATTTCCACTTACCTGCCATATGCAGATGAAAACACTAAGCTGATATTTTCACAGACATTAAAAACTGTTAGGGAGCAGAATGAAACCATTAAAAGACAGCAGAAAGAAATCATCCATAAGGAAGATGTTATTATCGGACTCGTTGATGATATTGACTTGGCAACCAAGAGACAGCGGATAACGCAGATTGTCCGTTTCGGTGCCGATGGAAAGTATCAAGAACGCTATTCGTTGCTTTATGGAGAATTTGAAAGGAAATATCACTGCAACCTTAAATCAAGGATGGAAGGGTGTGCACTCAAACCCAAAGTAAGAAACAAGATGGATTATATCGACAGGGAAATGGGAATGATTCCGCAGTTGTACGAAATCGCTTGCAAACTTTTTGAAAACGATGTAGAAAAGCTGAAATCTGAATGGGAATCAGTAGTAGCTTAAAATTTAATCAAATGGATAGCATCTACCAAACAGTAGGTGCTATTTTTATACCCATTTTTAGGAGGTAAACGATGGGATATGGCGGATATTTAGTAAAGTTTGGGAATTATACCATACCGAACAATTTAATAAAGCAGGACACGTTTAGTTCCTATGTAAACATGCAGGATAAAGACCCTTGGACGGATGAAAACGGATATGAGCATCGTGATGCCGTGGAATTGAAAGCCCTAAAGGTTGAGTTTGAAACCAAAGCCATGCTGACCGAAAAGCAGTTTGATGATTTTTGGAAGAACATAGAAAAGAACTATACCAAGGCAAAGGAGCGCGGTGGATATATCACGGCATACGTGCCGGAGAAACGCGGATATGTGACACAGTACGGATATATTGCTGACATTCAGCCTACGTTCTATTCTGTGGCACATGGGAAGATAAAATATGACCCAATCAAGTTTTCATTTATAGGCGGTGTGTATGATAAATAGTAGTTTGAAAGAAAAGTATTGGGATTCCGCGACAGATAAACAGATGGTCATATCTGTTGTTGGAACGAATCAAAAAATAGACAATTCGATGCTTGAAATCGGTACGTTTGCGCTCGAAGAAAGTCTTTGTTCGGAGTCTGAACTAAAATTTGGAGCGTGCGAAGCGAATTGCGTAAAATTCACAGCAAGAAACACCGCAGGAAACATTATTGGAAAGACAATCTCTATCGAAGAAACGATTGACGGAGATAGCGAAAATCCGATGCCATACGGAGTTTTTAAGGTTGCATCCGATGTTCCTACGGCTGACCGAACAAAACGGCAGATTACGGCATATGACGCTATGTATGACATTATCAATACGGATGTAAAGTCTTGGTATGCAGGACTTAGCTTTCCAATGACACTTAAGCAGTTCCGTGATAGCTTTTTTGCACATCTTGGAATTGCGCAAGTCGAAACGAGCCTTGTCAATGATTCCATGACGGTCAATAAGACGATTGTAGCCACACAGACGGACGATTCAAGCGCAGTCACAGAAGAGTCCGCTATCAGCGGAAAAACGGTTGTGACGGCAATCTGTGAGATTAACGGATGCTTTGGTAATATCGACCGAGAGGGCAAGTTTGAGTATGTCTTTCTGAAAGCAATCACAAGCGCACTTTATCCGGCAGAAGATTTATTTCCGGCAGATAATTTATTTCCGTCTGATGCAAATACAGAGTCCATGACTGGACACTATATCACGTTTGATTATGAGGACTTCCAAAGCAAGGCAATCACGCAGCTTGAAATCAAGACAAGTGAAGATAATGCCGGTGCTATTGTTGGAACTGCCGGAAACAACTATTCGATTACAGGAAACTTTCTTGTATCAGACAAGACCGGAGCGGAACTTGAACAGATTGCAAATAACCTATTGCCTATTATGGCACAGGCGGCATACACACCGATTAAAAGTTGCACCTGTGTCGGAAATCCATGTCTGACACTTGGGGAACCAATCCGATTCAATACCACGAGAGAGATTGTTGAAACGTATCTATTGCAACGCACTTTAACCGGAGTACAAAGCAAGAGAGATTCAATCTCGGCACAGGGTACGCAGACACACTCTGCAAAGGTTAATTCTATCAGAGATGCGATTGAAAGCGTGGAAAGACGTACCGGAAAGTTAGAGAGGAACGCAGACCATCTTCAATCCACGTATGAGGATTTAGAGGAACAGACAAATACCAAGTTTGAGCAGACCGCAAAAAGCATTTCTGCAGAAGTCAACCGCGCACAAAAAGCAGAGGGACAATTAGACGCATCATTGGAATTGAAACTTGGAAGAGATGAGAACGACCAAGTTATTTCAATGATCAATGCCAGCGCAGACCAGATTATGCTTCGCGGGAACAGGCTCATAGTCGAAAGCAACAACTTCAGACTTGATGGAGCTGGACGAGTAACAATAATCGATTCGCTAAACTTTAATTCGACAGCGCTCGGTGATGACCTTACAATTATTGGGCTTGACGGAAGAGGCAGACCCATGCTGCAAAACATACTCATTGACCTAGGCACTGTAACAGATTCAAACGAGGAAAACTTGGCAACTGAAAGTTATGTTGACAATTCGCTGAGCGACTACGCAACCAAAAGCGAATTGCCAAGTGGGTATTTTACAGATGTAGATTATACACTTAATGATAGCTCTACAACCAAGTATTCGCCCAGACACTTTAATAAAGTGTCTAATTTTGGCTCGAGGGAAAGTACCTTGGATATCGAGGGTCTTTTGATTTCTATTCCGAGTTCCGATAAAAGGCTGAAAAATAATATACAATCATTAAGGGATATTAAAAGCGTTTATATGGCAATGTGCCCGGTTGAATATACATGGAAACCCGGATACATCACGCAACACACAGGCTTACAGTTTGGTTTAATTGCGCAGGATTTAGAGAAGATTTTGCAGGATGCCGGATTGTCCGATAGCGGACTTGTACTAAAAGAAAATGCCGAAGAGGATGAAAAAGCAATTCACGGAGATTCAAAGACATGGAAAATTGACAAGGAAAATCTCCATGCAATGCACATACAGATGATCCAGATGCAGCAGAAAGAAATCGAACTTTTGCAGCAGAAAAACGAAGATCTGGAACGCAGATTATCAGCGTTAGAAAGGAGTGTGAACCATGCAGAAAATTTATAGCCGGACATACTGGGAGAATTTTCCAAGCGAGAAAACAGCAATTGATGCCATGCGGTTAAATAATGCGGAAGCCGGCATTGACAATCTGGATGATCGTGTGGTTGCTATGGATGCGTCTAAGGTTGATTTGGCAAAGGCAAATGAGCTTGTGAAAGAAATTCTGTGGGATGAATCAAAGGGAACGATCACTGTTGTGAAAATGAACGGTTCCAAAGCAGTCATTGATACTAAGTTGGAAAAGCTGGCCGTAAACTTTACATATGATCCGGAAAGTCAGCAGTTGGTAATCACGCTTGACGATGGAACAGTGCAGAACGTGGATTTATCTGCACTGATTACGGAATACGAATTTACGGATTCTGATACGATTGCATTTGCAATCGGAAGTGACGGTAAGGTGTCCGCAATCGTGAAAGAGGGAAGTATCCAAGAAAAGCATCTGCGCCCGGATTATCTTGCAGATATCAAAGTGGAATCTGCCAAGGCTGTAAATTCTGCCACCAATGCAAAGACATACGAAACCAATGCGGCAAAATCTGCTGCAGATGCCAAGGGCAGTGCAGACCGGGCACAGGGAATCGAAAATGAAATTAACAAGAAACTCACGATGGCAGAATTCGATTTGAATGATGATGGAGAACTGATTTACACGGACAATTCTGCTTATAACTTTGTCGTTGATAATGACGGAAATTTGAATTGGGAGGTGGCTTAAATGGCTATAGCAGGAAGAGTGGCAATTGTGCCAAAGGGCAATTGGAGCGCAGATGCTACATATAAGAGATTGGATGCAGTGACTTATAACAATACGCTTTATTTCGCGAAAAAAGAAGTTCCGGTAGGAACGGCAACAAGCAATACGGAATATTGGTCTAAGTCTATCGTGGGCGGTGCTAGTGCGATTGCAACAACAGAGGATGCCGGAGTTGTAAAGCCGGACGGGAAAAGTATGAGCGTAGATGAGAGTGGAACGCTTAGCATTAACTTGGATGGAACCACAATTACATTAGATGAAGCGAAAAACGTCATAAAGTTGGCAGATACCTTAAAGGATGCCATCAATGGAGCGTTTCCGGCGGCGAATGTGGCGAATAATCAGATCACTACAGTGGAAGGCTTCGCACTTGATGCGCGGCAGGCGAACCCGAATATTGATGGATCACTTGCAAAGCAGATAAGTGATTTAAACGGCAGTTTAAATAATGTAGCCACTAAAAATGATATAAGTACATTGAATCCATCAGGAGCAATTCGATTATATTCAGAGAAAGCTATTGGGGAAGAAGGCGCTGGCTGGTACAGATTTGCAAAGATAACCTGTGAAGCAGACACAATAGCAAAGGGTTCTACTTACATGTTGATAGAAACACTAATTCGCCAAACATTTTCAAATGCACCAGGTTGTTTTCATAAAATAGATTTCTATTTAATATACAATGATAATGCAAGAATATCTGTTACCGGACATAATTCGGACACATTAAAAAAGGTTCGGATTGTAAGAAATGGTAATACAATATTTCTTGATGTGTATTCTAGTGCATTTATAAACGCAACCGAAATGTTATCATTTATTCCACTTAATGAAGGAGTACAATCAGCCCAATGTATCAGACCACATTTAGTCCCTGAAACCTCTGATGGAGAAGTAATCGTGCGCAGTGTTGATCTTGCAAACAATATATAAACAAGTAATATAATGGCATTAAACAAGATTCGAGATTTACTTCATTCGACGTAAAATGTAATCAATATGTATTGTTATTTTTTTGCCGGTAAGATATCCGTCCAACTTATCATAACATCTAGCATAATAAGTTCCATCTTCTACAGACACAATAGCAACTTCGATACCATTATTTGAGTCGTTTGTATATGCATTTAACACAATAACACTATTGCATGATAATCCAGTAGAAAGTGAAGCATCATCTGATGTTGTTCCTGTAATAGTTTCGCTATATACCGTAAGCTTTTTTAAACTGCCGTTTAAATAAGTTTAGTAACTCGTAAATTTACACATAGAAAGGAATAAAAATTATGGAAAAAATTATTTTGAAAAACAAAACAGAGTTCGAGATTGCTGAAGGAGCGAGTCTCGGCAATATTCAGATTCAGTCGAAAGACTTTGACGGAATCAAGACAATCACAGATGCCTTTTCATCGGAGAATATCTCAAAGGTCACATTTACACACAATGATCAGACTTCTGGAGAGTATGAGAATCTTATGTATGAAGGATTCTCATATATGCCGAACATGGGAGAGGATGGCGCAGAGGATGGTACATACACTGTGACCGTAAGTCTTCGCACAAAGACGGAGATGGAGAAAGCAATTGATGAGCTTAAAGCAGGGCATGAAGCAAATGCAGAAGCAATCCAAGAACTGGCAAGCATTGCCGCAGAAAGCGAGGTGTAGGATATGGTTAAGTTTTATGTGCGTAGAATCTTGGTAGACAAGAAAATGACGATTGATGAAGTGCCAATGCGTTGGCGCGCAAAAGTGCAAGAAGAGATTGAGAAACAGCTCTCCGCTTCTCTGCAATGACATTTTCTGTCGAAACTTGCGACCGAAAAATGTTGAAATCATGCATATTGCAGTGATACTATGGACTTGTCCGAAAGGACACTTCAAGTTCTGGCATGGGTGGGGTTTGGCATGGCTCCGCCCATGATTGGGGATTGACTATGCCAAACACACGTTCTATAATATCTGTATCGCTACATAGGGCACATGATTGGGGGTTTTAGGTTGGGAAAAGAGTACTACAAAAATGAAATCATTAAACTTATTGAAAAATGCGAAAATTTGCATTGGTTAAAAACCATATATGCATACATAAGTAACTTATTAAAATAGGAAAAGAGCCAAGGGTCTGCGCATTGCCCTTGGCTCTTTTTTACTTTTTGTCTGAAATCATATCTACTAAATTTTCTAAGGCTGTCCAATCGCTTTCGCTTAATTTGCACAGTGCAGAAACAAGTCGATACTTAAAGTTTTCATCACCTAATCTTTGAATTTCTCCAAGCATTGCTGAAATCTGTTCGTCTTTTGATAACTCAACAAACATTTCTCCGTTTCCGGTGCGAAGCCAATCTTCATTGACATTAAACTCTTGACAAATCAATTTAACAGTTTGTTCTGACGGAGAATTTTCTCCGCTTTCCATTTTGCATACAGCAGATCGTGAGACTAAAATTTTTTCTGCAAATTCGGTTTGACTTAATTTTGTCGATAACCGAACTTGCTTTATTCTCTCATTCATCCTTTACCCTCCTTTCACAATTATATTAACATTAAATGTTCATTAAGTCAACAAAAACTATTGACAATGTATATTTAATGTGCTATTGTATGTACATCAAATGAACAGGAAAGAGGTGAGAACATGAAAGAGATTAAATCAGCAAATGACATAATTGTTGTTCCGGTTTCCTATTTTAATGGAATGGAAAAGGAATTGCAGAAGATTTTAAACAAAGTGGAAATTCACGATATGGATGTCATGGAACAGGTTCTCCATATGCGGAAGTGGCTGAAAACCAAAACCGTATATGAAGAAACAAAGAGATTGTATCCTAATCTCCGTTTGGAAAATATTCATTTGCTTTTACCACAAGAAGAAGAGAGTTCTTGTGAGTGTACTGATAAAACAGGCAGTGAATAGATTCTGCTGTTGTGTCGCATAGCGGATTTCCAAACGTTTCAGGAACATTTAGTTCCCAACAGAAATTATTTATATTTGCGAACGTTATATCGTTTTCAGTTAATATCTCTGCCATTTTTTCTCGGTCGCAGGATATTGTAGAAAAATCGCAAAACAAAAAGTATTTCAAATTGTATCACCTCCCTTATTTGATGATAAGGGAATTATATCACAGAAAGGAAGTGAAAGTATGGATAATTTGGTACACATTGGAAATGCAGACATTTCCATCAAAGAGTACAAAGGGGAAAGAGTGGTCACATTTAAGGACATTGACATGGTACATGAAAGACCAGACGGAACAGCGAGAAAAATATTTAACGACAATAAGAAACACTTTATTTTAGGAGAAGATTACTTCGTCCGAAATTCGGATGAAGCCAAGGGGGAATTTGGTGTAACTTCTCCGAACGGAATGTATCTTATCACAGAACAGGGCTATCTGATGTTGGTCAAGTCATTTACGGATGATTTGGCATGGGAAGTACAAAAGAAATTAGTTTCTTCCTATTTTAATGTATATTTTCGGATGCGACTTGAACATTGTAGCAGAGTACGAAATCAGATATTGCGCATGAAAGGAAGTGATTGAATGAGCGAAAAAGAAAAACGTGTTGTCGAAAAGCTTCGTGATGCCATTCCGAATATGACAGATTTTCAGAAAGGATATGTCCTTGGAATGGTAGAGAGTTCTGCTTCGAAACATAGTGAGCAGGGCGAGGAAAACGAAACACATAATGGAAAGGAGAATTAAAATGAGCAATTTTGAATTTCAGAAAGTTAATTCAAGGGTAATTCGTAGCGGTGACAACTATTTGGCAAAGGTTGACTCTGCGGAAACTTTTTCAAGCATTTTCGTTGACGAGGAAACAACATATGGAGTCTCTGTAAGAGATGCACAGATACAGACAGGAGATTCGACTTACACACCTGCAATGGCTTTTACATATTCCATGGAAGATGGTTCCGTGCGTTTTATAGATGTTGTTGTATGTCCGTTACTCGGAACGTTTGTTTCTGACTGGTACTAAATTATAAAGTGGCAGAAAGGGGCATGAATGAAAAAAGTAATCCAATTCATCATAGGTGCGGTCGCAATGGAGTATTCCTTGGTTGCCGCGTGCTATATGGATAGCGAGGGCGCGGTCTGGGATGTGTCGGCTATTAAATTTGTAGCTGGGGCGGTAATTGCGGCAATCATGTATTACTGGTCGGAAGTAGACCGAAAGAGAGCTGAACTTGACAAGCGAATTAAGAGAAATCGCAGAATGAGAGAGGATGCATGGTAGGCGTTGTGTATATAAGTGGCACAAGATGTTCCATGAGAGAAAAGCGTATGCTTGCTGAACTTTTGGCAGGGAAACGAAAGAAACAGAATGATAAAGAGGGCTTTGAAAAGGTTCTTGACAGAGAAATGGAAAGGAGAAGCAATGGAGAACAGAATAACATTGATCGGTGATGTTGTATCAGCACCAAGGGAAAGCCATAAATCAAACGGTAAGAAATTTTATAAATTTTTCATCGGAGTTGAAAGAAAAAGCGGTGTCGCAGATATTCTTCCGGTACTGTTTGACAAAGAAATCAGCGATACGGGAATTAGCGGAAGGGTATACGTCAGTGGGAAGATAATTACCCGGCACGTAAAAACAGGATCCGGAAAAGCCATTCTTACATATGTTATGGCTGACACAATCAAACCCAAAGATGATGCACCTTTGAATGAAGTAAGCCTTGATGGAATTATCGAGGAAAATCGACTGAGAGAAACACCACTTGGTCGTAAAATCTGTGATGTGAAGCTTAAAACCGTAAGAGAAAACGGAAAAGAGGATTTGATTACTTGCATTGCATGGGGTAAGTGTGCAGAGTATACGGACTCACTTGCTTTAGGCGATAGGGTAAGCACATACGGAAGATTACAGAGCCGGAGATACAAGAAAACGTGTAAAGATGGTCACGTTGTGGAAAAAGTTACATATGAGTTGTCAATAAAAGGAATCGTGGGGGTGTAACATGAAAAAGGAAAATTACGTCTGTGTTCCAAGGGAAGAGTACAACGAACTGATTGAGTGTAAGTTACATATCAACATGTTGCACGAATACATTGCAAAAGAACACGAGGACAATATCAGATTGCGCGGTTGCAAACAGGATACAACAGATATGCTGACAATCGAAACTTTGAGCGGATACACGGAGAACGAAAAGCATTTCGATAGACTGAGAAGAGAATTTAAAGAAAGGGTGAGACAAAAATGCGAATGATTTTAAAATCGTTACATATTGAAAATTTCAAAGGTGTAAAGGATAAGACATACGAATTTGGCAAGACAACAAGGGTTTCCGGCATGAACCGGAGAGGAAAGACCACAATCGGTTCAGCATGGTACTGGCTGATGTCTGATAAGAACTATGAACTTGCAAGTAACCCAAACATTAGACCGGACAATGTAGAAGATTGCATTCCGACCGTTACTGCAACTGTCGATGTAGGTGGAAAAGAAATCACTCTTTCCAAGATGCAGAAGCGAAAAGTTGGAAAACCGGATAAAAATGGAGTTTCGAAAATTACAATCACAAATACATATGAGATCAATTCTGTGCCTAAGACAGAACGTGATTTTAAGGCATATCTGGAAGAATTAGGGTTTGAGTTTGATAAATTCCTCATTTGTTCGCACCCGAATGTGTTCACTAAGGATTTGTCGTTGAAGAAAAAACAGGATGAAATGAGAAAATCCTTATTCGCTATGGCAAGTGCAAAAACAGATTTAGAGATTGCGCAAATGAATAAAGAAACTGCGGATGTTGCAAAATTGCTTGAATCCTACAAATTTGAAGAGATTGAAGCCATGAACAATGCTTCCAAGAAGAAAGCAGTTGAACAGTTAGATGCGATTCCTAATCAGATTATCGGTCTGGAGAAAGCAAAGGTTGATATTGATGTGGCAGAGCAGGAGTTATTGAAAGCCGATTTAGAGAGAAAGATTGAAGCACTTGAAGATTTAATTGGGAAATCTGATGTGCGGATTGATGAAATGCGCAACGAAGAAATGCATTGTCAGTTTGAAATGTCAGCTGTTGCGCAGACCATGAATAATGAACTTTCAAGCAAGAAGCGTGAGATTGAAAATCACAAATACGATCACGAACGGAAGTTAGAGGATGTCCGTTCATCTATCGGAAAAGCGCAGGGTTCCATTGAAAGCAATAAGAAATCAATTTCCGAACAGGCTTTTAAGAAAGCTGACCTTGTGAAAAGGTACAATGATGAAATTGCAAAAAAGTTTGACGATTCTAAGTGGGTATTTGACGAATCTACAACGGTTTGTTCGTTATGCGGGCAAAGATTGCCGGAAGATAAAATAGAGTCTTTAAGAGCCGATTTTTCGCAGAGAAAGGCAGATGCAATCGAATCATTTAATGAAGAACACGCGAAAACGCTTGCCATGATCGTTGACGATGGAAATGCGTGTGCTGAAATGATTAAGAATCTGACCGAGAATAACAAGGAATTAGAAAACACAATTAACACCTTGAAACTGCATGAAGCGGAAGAAATTGATATTATCAAGGGATTTGACGAACAGATTTCTAAGATTCCATCTTGCGCTGATTGTACGCAGAATGCGGAATATGCCAAGTTAAAGGCTAAACAGGATAAATTGCTTGCTGATATTGCAGAGTTAGAATCCAAGGGCACAGATAAGGCGGCTGATTACGCAAAAGCTGATATTACAAAATTAAAGAGCCAGCTTGATGAAGTAAATAAGATTATTGCACAGGCTGAAAACAATGTTCGCATTGATGAACAGATTGCAGATATGCAACATAAACAGAGCGAGTATGGGCAAGCAAAGGCAGATGCCGAGAAGATTCTTTATCAGCTCAAAGAAGTTTCAAAACGAAAGAATAAGTTACTTGTTGAGGAAATCAATCAGCATTTCGGTATTGTACGTTGGAAGTTGTCCGATTTCCAGAAGAACGGAGAATATAAGGAAGTTTGTATTCCTACGGTACTTGATGAAGAAACCGGCATTTATAAGGTATTCGGAGATACGACAAACACCGGCAGGGAAATTGAAGCGAAGATTGATATTTGCAACAGTTTTCAGAAGTTCTTTAATATGTATGTTCCGATTTTCCTTGATGGTGCTGAGAGCATCAATGACGAATATGCGCCGGTCGTTGATACCCAGCTAATTCTTCTGACGGTTTCCGAGGATAAGCAGTTGAAAGTGGAGGGTGTGTAGGATGAGTTACATTGAAATTTTTAAGTTTGATGAAAATGGAGATTCTGAAAGTTATGGAGAGGTAAGTAACGCATGGCTTGGTTCAATGCGAGTGTGGAACATTTTAGGGGAAAAGTATTGTGGTCATGGGGCATCATTATTTGACATGGGGCAGATGGAAGCAATTTGGAATCTTGTGGATGATAAATCTGTCACGTATGATGAAAAAATCGTCCTGTTTACCACATTCGATAAATACCTTGTTAAGAAAGAAGATATTCCCAAAGTTATTGATGCTTTCCGCAAGTTTGAGGGAAATACAAATCTTAATGAGCAGGCAGATGTGCTTGAAAGTTTGTATGAAGAACCGAATTGTATTGCGGTTGGATTCCATCAGAACAGTATAAGTTGCGAGCAGTGGTTTGACTATAACTGCATTGAAGACAAAGAACACTTTTGGCTATTTGATGAACTGAAAGAAAGCGAGGGTGCCGAATGTCAAGAGTTGGAATAAGCAACAACATCATACAGCCGGATGCACGGTGTATGTCGTGCAAGCGTTGGAAGAGTGCAACCAAGAGAGGGTTCTTTGATTTTGCAGAATCCGGACATTGTTCTCTTCCGTATTGCGAAAAAGACGCGAGGAATAAAGGAAAGAGAGGTCGTGTACATGGATGATATTGAAAAATTGAAGGCTGAAAACTCAGATTTGCGAACAAAGGTAGATAACTTTGAGTGTAATGAATATAAACTTATAAGAGAACTTGAAAAAGCCTCAGAAACCAACGAAAGACTTTTGCGTATTCTTGAAAATTTGTCAAATGGATATGTGAAAAAGGAGAGGTAATTATGCAGTATATCAAAGCAAAATTCCCGAACAGCGCAAGAAGTTACGTGTACCGCACCGAGGATTCTTTGAAAGCCGGTGACACGGTTGTAAATGCCAAGGGTGCAAAGTTGACGGTTACAGATGAATCAGTTGATATGAAGTGGGTAGAGACCTACGGTGCTGATAAGATGGCAGTTGTGAAGAAGTATGAGGAAAGCGAGGGGTGTGCATGAAGCTGATTAGTATTACAAAATTTGGAGAACCGGTGGAAAGTGGAACGATTTTCAGAACTCAAGACCACGGAATCAACATTTGCATACATAAAATTTGCGGTTGCGGAGATGCGTGGTATCTTAATTGCAACGAATTGGGAATTGATAATCTGCAGCTTAAGAGCGAAAATCTTTTCCGTTGTATGGATGAAGCAAAGGAAATTCTTAAGCAGCAATTAGAACTGTTAAATGAGCGGTTCAATAATTTTTACGAAGATAACGATGTTAAGATTTTAAGATATTAAGAAAGCGAGGAACAGAAATGATTAAATCAGATTTTGGAACAATAGAAGTAGACGGAAGAGAGCCGGTTATCATGGTTGAATTTATAACTCTTTTAGCAGCATTAAGGAATGCTCTCGGAGAGGAGAAATACAACCGTGCTTTGCAGAGAGCAAATGATAGTGTGGAGTCCAAGAAAGACACAGAAACATTGAAAAATGAAGAAAAAGAACGCATGGCAGAAGTTATCAAAGCTATTTTTAGTGAAATGGAGGATAAGTAATTATGGCAGAAAACAACAGTTTAGAGGTACAGAAAGTCAACACTGCGGTCAGCCAGTGGACTAATTCAATCACGAATCTTGTTACAAAAGATTTCGAGTTATGCGGTGTGCCGTATGATGATTATTCAAAGCAGTGCGCCATGTCAGCTATGACAAGCATTTATCATCTTGTTAAGGATAGCGATAAAATCAAGGATTTAAACGGACTTGATACATCGAATCTGCGAGAGGTTGTCGGTCAGTGCGCAAGCCTTAAACTCAATGCTAATGCAGTGCCGAGAGAGTGCTATTTCCAGCTTAGAACAAAGAAGTCCGGAGACAACTATGTGCAGGTTGTAGAAATGGGAATTGAGGGAGACGGCAACGATGCATTACTTCGTAACTATGGAGAAAATGTAGATACCGTATATCCTTGTTGGCTTGTTAAAGACGGTGACGAGTTTTCATATCCAAAGCATAAGGGTATCGAAATGACACCGCCGGAATGGGAAGAAATGGGACGATCACAGAAGGTTGTCCGTGTTGTTTATCCTCTGAAATTAAAGGACGGCACATTTCAGTATCTGATCGCAGAGAGAGACGGTGTAAAGGTTAATCTGTTTGCTCATGTGCGCAACAATCTGATGAATGAGACTTTCGGAATTTGTCAGAATCGTTACAAGGCATCAGCCGAGCAGTTGAGCAAAATCAAGGCTAAGAAAGAGGAGATTTTCGATGCTTTGAGAAAATGCGCAACCGTTGATGAAATGTTGGAATGTGAAGTTGCAAAGCCTTATATCAGCGCGGCATGGCTCGACACACCGGAATCAATGATTGTTCGTAAAATGCGTAACAATGCAATCAAGAAGTATCGCAAGGACTTTAACAGTATGGCAAAGCAGTCATTCAATCAGCTTGATGAAACCTATGTGCAGACGCAGGAAGAAATTGCAGAGAACGCCAATTCCGAACCGTTTGTCGTAACTGAATCCGAAGCAACCGAAAGTGCAGCAGTTGAGCCGGAGAAAGTAGCCGGAGAAGTCGTTGAGAATGACGAGAATGTACCGGACTTTATGAAAGATTAGGAGGTTGCCATGAGAGTTATATCACAGGACGGAGCACTTGATATTCCGTATGAGCAAGTAGTTATTCAGAGGTTTAATGGAGAAATCTATTTTTTGAACAAGAACCTTACAGGGATAGATGATCTTGTCAGTGACATTGTTATTGCTAAATACTCCACCGAAGAAAAAGCAAAGAAAGCCATGGAAGAATTGAGATATGCCTATATGTGTCACAGCCTTGTAAAGATGGGGCAGACACCGCCAGATGGAATTGACGAAAATATTGACGAAAAACTCACTATGGGTTTGAGCGGAGTATTTCACTTTCCGGCAGAGGAAGAATTGGAGTAGAGTATGGAAAAAGCATTATTCGGACTAATAGCATTTATTCCTTGGCTTGTTTGGGTGATTGGATTCCAAATCTATAAGAAAATACGGAGGGAAAACGTTTGGGAAAGCAAGGTGTATATTCCGGTTATGTGGATTTTTACAGTTCTTGGATGGATTTTGAACCCGATTCTCCAGTATTTGTATTAAGAAAGTGAGGTGGTTTAAATGCTTATGCGATGTTGCGGTTCATCATCGGCAGGCAACAGTTACGCTTTAATCAGCAACAGTGGCGGGATTCTTGCAATCGAAGCCGGATGCAAATTTCTTGATTTTAAGAAAATGATTGATTGGCGTATTTCTGATGTGGCTGGATGTATCGTCTCACATGAGCATGGTTAGGAGACCATGCACGATACATAAAAGATTTCATGAAATCCGGCATTCCGGTTTATACGGCGTTTGAAACACAGACAGCACTTGAAACCATAACCGGAGAACGTACAATAGCCATTCCACCGCGCAGAACACGGCAAATTGGCAGTTTTACGGTTACTCCCTTTAATGTACCGCATGATACAGAAATCGAGTGTTATGGCTATTTAATCGAGCATGAGGAAATGGGTAAACTGTTATTCTTGACCGACTTGGAATATTGCAAGTATGACTTTTCCGGTATGAAGGTTGAGCATATCATGGTTGAAGCCAATTACAGCATGGACTTGGTAGACAGGAATGAGCCAAATTACGAACACCGTTTGCGAGGTCATATGAGCCTTGATACGGCACTTAAATTTATTCAGACGAACGACAACCCAGCTTTACGAAATGTCGTTTTAATACACTTATCGGACACAAGCGGAAATCCCGCGTTATTCCTACAACAAACGAAAGAAACAATTAAATATGGAGCAAATGTTTATGTTGCAGAAAAAGGGCTAGAGGTTGATATGAACCTTTGTCCGTTTTGAAAGGAGAAAGCATGGAGAAATTCTATATCGTATCCAATGAGCGGTTTTTGAAAGAGATTAGAGATTTCAAAAAGCACTCAGAGGAAAGGCGGAAAGTAATAAATGAGTTCTTTGACAAGAAAGGGATTGCCGGCGAATGCTATCAAATTTGCGGTGATGGCGCGATCAATGAACCTTTTAAAGATTTTCAAAAGGGCGAGATTCGATTATATATCGAGTCTTGCGAGGAAAACAATCAGAAATTCGGAAGGGAATTATTAAAGCCTGTCAAGCTGTTTTGCGATTCGGATGTGATGATGCGGAAGTTTAGAGCGAATAGTAAGACACTAAAAGAGTTCCAGAACTTATGCATCGAGAGAAACATTGTAATCAATAATGATCCGATTAGAGAGGGAGATTATTTCAGAGAATTGCATATGGGCGGTTACTCGGTTTCGAGATTCGAATACAACGGAAAAATGTATTTGAGAATGTATACATCAAGATATGATGACATTACACCGGAACAAGAGGGATTCAACGAAATCAAAGGCAGTGAGTATTTTAAATCACTTGAAGAGTTAAAAGAACAAACATTAGGTTGAAACACCTTGGCGAAAGCCTAAAAGAAACTATCTTGTTTGGCGAATAGTTATCACAAACCTTATTGAAAGCCATGTTTTGGCGGTGCGTTTACCGTACCGCCCTTACAAAAGATTGGAGGTAAAAATTGAAATTATGTGAATACTGTATGGTTGAATTTGAGCCGAAGCGACCAGATCAAAAATACTGTAGACCAAAATGTGCCAAAAGATACGCACAGTTTAAGAATTTTAAAAAGGCTGGAAGAATTGTGTATACAAGAATATGCCCGAAATGTGGCAGGCTGTTTATGACGATAGATGAACGAAAAGTTGATTGCCAAGACTGCATCGGCAATGAAGTTAAAGAACGCTTGAGAAAGCCAAAGAAAAAGGACGATGCAATCAAGGCTGTGAATCATATGGCGCGCGCTTCTGGTATGAGCTACGGAAAGTTTGTGGCTCAAATGAGCATGAAGCCATTGGAGAGGAAGTGATTGGGGTGGATTATAAGAAATTTAGACAGGCAAAAGCCATCGAAGCCAAAAATAAACAGAAGTGGCTTGCGTTGAATCCGAAACTGAATGATGAAAGCGGAATATACTTCTTACTTCGTGAGGATGAAAATGGTTTCCGGTATGCGTATATCGGGCAGGCACTGCATATAATCAGCAGATTGTGTAGCCACCTTACAGGCTATGAACAACACATAGACCTTAGTTTGCGGAAGCATAAGTTGTACAACGAGAGCGACAATCCTTATGGTTGGCGAGTTGAATTTCTGAATTTCTCAGAGAGCCAGCTTGATAAAAAGGAGAAATATTACATCAAGTTATATGCAGATAAAGGCTATCAATTGCGTAATGTCAGTTTGGGCGGTCAAGGAGAAAATCGCGCAAGTGGTTCAATCGGAGAAAGAAAAGTGGTCAAAGGTTATATGCGGGGCGTACAACAAGGCAAAAAGACTCTTGCCAAGGAATTATCGCATATCGCTGAAAAGCACCTCGAAATCCGCTTAAAGCCGGAGAAACAGGGTAACAAAGTTTCTGAAAAGCAGTATGAGAAATTTATGGCTTTGATTTCTGAAAATACATATGAGGAGAGTGATTGATTAAATGGCAGAAGTCAAGTGGATTAAAATCACAACAGATGTCTTTGATGATGAAAAGATTCTGCTGATTGAGAGTATGCCGAGTGCGGATAGCATCATTACGATTTGGTTCAAACTTCTTATTCTTGCTGGGAAACAGAATAACAACGGTGTGTTCATGATGAGCAACAAGTTGCCGTTCACGGATGAAATGCTTGCCACCATTTTCCGCAGAGATTTGAACACGGTAAGGCTTGCGCTTAAGACCTTTGAAGAATTTGGAATGATTGAAGTTGTTGACAATGTGATAACGATTCCGAATTGGAATAAGCATCAAACACTTGACGCTTATGAGAAGAAAAAGGAACGTGACAGGCTATATCAGCAGAACCGAAGAAAGAAGCAGAAGAACCTAATTGAGCAAAAATCGCCCGATAAATCGTCTAACGTCGTTGTTTCAGATAAAGAAGAAGAAAAAGAAGAAGATAAAGAGAAAGAAAATATAAAAGAAAATTCGCTGTCGACCGATTCCGGAGATTTGTTTGATTTTGACGATGCATGGAAAAAGACTTTTAGCATATACCCCAAGAAAACAGCGTACAGTACCTCTAAAACGGCTTGGATGGATAAAGTGCTAGAAGTTATCGAAGAGAACCAACCAGACATTGCACGGCTGTTATACAAAGCCACAGAAGCATATTTGAGTGACTATCAAGAAAAGAACCCGGACGATACGGATTTTCGGTACATTCCAAAATATGTTGATTGGCTGAAAAATGATTGCGACTATTGGTTGCAGATTGCAGAGAAACGAGGTGATTGCAATTGACAGAAGCGGAATTTGGAGTGATCGGGTGTGTGCTGATTGACAATGATGTGTTAAATAGTATCTGGCGAACGCTGAAGCCGGAAATGTTTAGTTCGGATTTTGCGCAGGACACATACAAGGAAATGCTTGCAATGTATGACCGTAATGAAAGCATCGACCCAATGTCGTTATCAATGGCACTTGAAAATCACAAATACACGCAGGAACAGATCAGCGAATTGATGAAATCCTGTATTTCGGGAACAATCACTTCAACTATGGTTAAAAGTTATGCCGATGCGGTTGCGAAAGAATACAAGGCAAGAATGGTTCGTGACATGTATCAGAAATCCAGTTTAAAACCATGCGACATTGATGATACAATCAGCGATCTTCTTACAAGACTTGAACATTTGCAAGAGGGAAAAGAAGTAAAACTAAAGCCGATTAAACAGATTGCGGGTGAGAACAAAGACAAGTATTTCAATGAAAGCGTTGGAGAGGGTGGTATAAAAATCGGGTTATCGCAACTTGATGATGCGCTTGGAGACCTTGAACGCGGTGATGTAACAGTAATTGCCGCAAGACCGGCAGTTGGAAAATCCGCACTCACAACGCAAATCATTGGGAATATGGCAAAAAAAGGACTTAAAGTCGCATATTTCAATTTGGAGATGATTGACAAACAGGTGTATGAGCGATTTATTTCAAGGCTTACGGGAATCGGCTTAACGAGAATCAGAAGGGCAAAAGCGTTTCTTGGTGATGAACAGGAAAAATTTAACCAAGCAAATGAAGAAATGAGTGATTATCAATTATGGGTTGCATCCGGTACTGTATCTCCGAGAGAGATAAAGTCAGAATGCAGACACCAAAACTTTGATGTTATCGTTGTTGACTATCTGCAGTTGCTTATGCCGGATAACAGATATTCCGGAAGAAACGAAGAAGTAGCATCAATTTCAAGAGGTTTGAAATCTGTTGCAAGAGACTTAAATACCCATGTGATAGCACTTTCACAGATAACAAGAGCTTCCGAAAGCAGAGACACAAAAGAGCCTACCATGGCAGAGTTGAGGGAATCCGGGGCAATCGAACAGGATGCGTCAAACATAATTATGCTGTGGAATCTGTCAGACAATGACAAGGGAGCCAAGGGCGTAAAAATCGAGAAGAACAGACAGGGAATGACAATGCGTGAAGCAATGGAGTTTGATGGAGATCACATGAAGTTTGTTGAAATCGAAAAACCGTTTGATGATGTTGTTGCGGAAATAAAAAAGAAAGAACGTGGAGACGGATTCAAGCCATACAATGGCGATTGTCCGTTTTAGAGGTAACGGCTATGGCAAGTGCAAAGATAGAAAAGGGTTCGGAAGAATGGCAAGTATTTATGGATTATTGGCAATTCATTCAAAAATATTATACCCCGGACAACGATGATTCTTGGTGGGATGAAGTTGTAAAAGCCGGAGAAAAACTTATTGAAAAATATAAAGGCATGGAGATTGAAGAACGCGCAAGACAGCTTGTATTGAGTCATTTTGCATGGTTGGAAATCACATACAGAAAGGAGAAATCAAAGAAATGAGCAATGCTTTGAGACGGAATAAAAAGCCGACATTTTACACAAAACAGGAAATGCGGATTATCGGGAGAAATGATTTTGAAAAGAGAAATGCCGATAAGGTTATATCAAAATCTTACAAAGATTTTGTCGTGATTGGGTACATAATTCTGCATGACAAATTCGGTTTCGGACAGGCAAGAATCATCCGGTTACAGGATTTTTTGAAATCTTACTTAGATGAAGCAGCATCCGGTGGAAATACCGGAAAGGACTTGTCTGTTTATCTGAAAAGTAAATACGGAATCGACATCAAAGAGGAAGTCGGAAAAATTCCACAGAGACAGTTAATGAACATGTATGCAAAGAAAGGTTTCTGTATCGAGCGTGAAGCATACAGGCTTTCCAGCGCATCGTTGTTTAACTATTTTGCACTGACACTTACGATTCTAAAAAAGGAGTTTAAGATAACAGCGAAACAGTTGCAGTATTTCACGGACAAATTTATTGACTACATCGACACATTGGCTAATTACAAGCAGTTCCAGTTGACGGTGCCGATGATAGCACAGAGTTTGGCGGATGAGATTAAGTTTGTATGCGATTTGGAGGTTTAATATGACGAATAAAGAAAAATATAGGAATGAGATCATAGAACTTGCGGTAAACACAGGAAAGTTAGTATTAAAAAATGGAGAGCCTGCACTTTGCAGAGAAACTAAATGTGAAGAGTGTGATTTTTATGAATCAGATTCGTGCAAAGGAAGTACGTATAATTTTCGCGAATTGCTTAATTCGGAGTATGTTGAGCCGCCTGTTGATTGGACTAAAGTTCCGGTCGATACGCCGATTTTGGTAAGAGATAGCGAAGAAGATGCGTGGAGAAAAAGACATTTTGCAAAAATCAAAAACGGAACGGTGTTTGCATGGCGCGGTAGTGCAACATCTTGGAGTGCGCGTGGAAGTAGCGATATAAGAGCTTGGAAAATGGCAAAGTTGGCAGAAAGTGAGGAATAGGATGGAGAGATTAACAGAAAGCAATCCATCATGGATAGATGATGAATTATGGGAAAGGGCTTGCGAGCCAGACTGTGAAGAAATAGACGCAGTATATCGAAAACTCAAAGATTATGAGGACTTAGAGGAACAGGGCAGACTTATCAAGTTGCCTTGCAAGGTGGGAGATACAGTATATGCAATTGGATTTAATAATAATAAACCAATTATTTATGAATCGGTTGTATTAAGCATACTGATTACTGAAAAAGAAATTGCTTTCAATGTAAAAGTTGATGAATTTGGAATCAATTCGAAGTTAAAACAATCTATGTTTGATAAAACAGTATTCCTCGCAAAATCCGCAGCAGAAGCAAAACTGAAAGAATTGAGAGGTGAAGAAAATGAAAGTAGTAATTGACATACCTAACGATTTCACAGGAGATTATATTGTTGACAAATTCAAAGATTTCTTTTCAAGGGTCATTGCGGATATTGATTGTAAAGGTATGTGTGGCAGATATGAGAAAGAAATTGCTGAAATGTTTTTAAAAGCATTTGATGATAGCGAAGAAAAGATTCCTTGTAAATGTCAGTACAACAGCAATTCAATAGATAATGAGCCTTGTTGCAAATGTAATAGAAAAGTTTCAGAAAACAATGATACAAAAAACAAAGTTACATCTCTTGAAATTATCGTAAGGATGATAGACAACAAGCCATATTACGAAATCAAGTACAAAAAAGTCGGAGAAGATTATTACCATGTAGGTTACAGTTCATTCAATATTGATAATGTATTGAAATGGCGTGATGAGTGTTTTGAACTTGTTGATGTGAAAGTGACCAATGCAGACAGGATAAGGAATATGTCGGATGAAGAAATGGCGGAACGTATCGCAAGCAGTCCGAACTTTAATTGTGCTGATTATTGCGATAGCTTTACACAGGGATGTACTTTTAACTGCGGTAAGAAAGGCAGAGAAATAGCATTAAAATGGCTTCAATCGGAAGCGGAATAGGAGAGAGTATGGAAGATATATATTTATTCAAAGCCAAAAGGCTTGATAATGGAGAATGGGTGCAAGGTAATCTTATTCAAAGCTGTGATGCAACAGATGGATGGGAATCAATTATAATTCCTGTCAAGAATAGTAATATGTTTACAAAACATATTGGACATGGTTACGGAAACCTTGGATTTGAAAATTGGTACAGAGTTAACCCATCCGCCATCTGCCGATGCACAGGACTTAAGGATAAGAACGGCAGACTGATTTGGGAGAATGATATTGTAAAAATAAATAATAGCAAGGCAAATACGGTTATAACATTTAGAGATTTTGAAATTATATGTACAATTCCTAACGAAAAATATTATAAGCATAGGCTTGAATATGATACTGAATATGAAGTTGTCGGAAACGTATTTGACAATCCGGAATTGTTGGAAAGCGAGGGATAATATGACGGAGAGTGAAGCAATTAAGATATTGAAGAAAGACAGTTGTTATGAATGCTCACAAGGCACAGACAGCCCGCTTAATTGTGAATATGTGGAATGCAGAGTTGCGAAAGCTACTAGAGTAGCAATTAAGGCACTGGAAGAGGTTCAGAAGTACCGCGCAATCGGCACGCCGGAAGAATGTCGGGCGGCGATGGAGAAACAGGCGGAAAAGAAAGTGTTGCACAATGAAAAAGCGAAGAGATATTTTTGCCCGACATGTGAAAGAAAATGCAATTATATGCACAGCTTATATTGCTCTGGATGCGGTCAAAAATTAGATTGGAGTGATGAAGAATGATGTTTCAATCGTACATAAATTTCTTTCTGCTAATACTTATAGCCATTAGACTAGATATTCTAACAAAATTTGGAGTTAATCTTTTTTGCGTTCTGTCAGTTATAGCAATGATTGGACATGAGATTTTTGATTATTTGAAGAAAGGAGATAAAAACGATGGGACTGATTGATGCAAATGCACTAAAAGAATATTGCATGCGTGCAAGTAAATCTGATGATGATTTTAGGAGAGTAAGTTTGGCAACATTGGCGAGCGTGATAGATGCACAGCCGATTGCCTACGATGTAGACAAGGTTGTGCAGCAGTTGGAAAAGCTGAAAAGCCTTGTACCAGTAAATAGGGTACTTGATGATATCGTAAATGAAAAACCAAAGGAATTAGGAATGCTTATGGCATATAGAAAAGCAATCGAGATTGTGAAAGGCGGTGGAGTAGATGCGAAAACCGATTTCTAAATCCGTAAGGAAACAGGTGTATGCGAAATACAATGGGCATTGTGCTTATTGTGGCTGTGAAATACCGGAGAAAGGTTTTAACGTAGACCATTTACATTGCCTTAGAAATTATGAATACACAGAAATAGACGTGCATGATATCAAAAATCTTATGCCGTCCTGTGGTTCGTGCAATCGGTATAAGTCAACGATGGACTTAGAGGACTTTAGAAAAGAGCTGCAAAAAATACCAGACCGGCTGAAAAGAGATGTGTGTACATACAATATAGCCTTGCGGTATGGCATGGTAAAGGAAAATAGAGAACCTATAAAGTTCTATTTTGAAATGGTAGGTGGCGGAGATGGCAATTAAGCCGATTTTATTTAACACAGAGATGGTTCGGGCGATTCTGGACGGACGGAAGACTTGCACCAGACGTGTGATAAAGCCACAACCAAAATCAGGGCTATGTTATACATATGGAGGTAGCCACAAGGATTGTATAGGAAAATGGACATATCCAAACAGGGGAGCACACAAACTTTGGGGCGAAGAATATAAGCTTCCGGAAAATATAAAGGATGAGGAATTAAGCAAACGATGGAATCCGCCATATCACACGGACGATACCCTGTATGTAAGAGAAACATGGAAAAAGGCTCCGAATGGATACTATTACTACGAAGATTGGCAAAGAGGTGGTATTGCAGATCTTACGAAGTGGAAACCATCCATCCATATGCCGAAAGAAGCCGCACGGATCTGGCTTAATGTTACGAATGTGAGAGTAGAGCGGCTGCAGCAGATTACGGAAGTCGGCATACGGGAAGAAGGAATTGAGGTAAATCCGAATGAATGCGCTGGTAAATTTGATTTCATCTCTGAATTATTTCTCTTATTTCAGAAACTGTGGGATTCCACCATCAAAAAATCTGACTTGACGCGCTATGGCTGGGATGCGAATCCTTGGGTGTGGGTGATCGAATTTGAGCGGTGCGAGAAGCCGGAAGGAGTGTAAGGTATGAGTAAGAGCAGAGCTAGTAAAATGAACGGCTATCGTAGCATGGTAAGCCGTCAGAAAAATGATGTTTTTAAGTTTAAGCCTAAGAAGAAAAAGAAAGGGTGATTCAGAATGAAGATTTTAAGCAAGAAGAAATACAATAAACTCATTGAAGATTTTGAGGAATCGCAGAAAAAGGTCGAGGAACTCAAAAGGATAAACGAGAGTATCGGGAAAAAGCTGGAAGATAAAAAGACAAGTTGCAAGGCAAATGTTGGAAAAGATTTTTGTAATGTTTGCAAAAATTCTTACAGTTATAAGAACTATAATGGGCTTATTCCCATTAACTGTGTAGGTTGCTTGCTTGCTGTGCCTTGTGAGGATTTTAAGAGAAAAGAAAGTAGGTGATTCAAAGTGAGTAACAATGTAGAGATAGTAATAGCACAGGCTTTAATGATGAGAATTAAAGATTATGCAGAAAGAGCCTTGGATAAAAAAGATGTAACACTTGATATGGCTATGGTTGAAATACGTGATACAGTTGACGCTTATGACGAGTATTTTCAGACAGGCAGAAAGCCACAGTAACTAACTAAAAATCAAAGAAAGGAATAGGTTGTCGCGACATAAAACCGAGGTTTCCTTTTGGTAAGAGAAAATGTTAGATTTTGGATATTACAACATGGATTGTATGCAAGGAATGAAAGAATTTCCCGACAAATATTTTGACCTTGCGATTGTTGATGTGCCTTATGGAATTGGCGAAAGCGGCGGTAAAAACAAGAGCAGGGGTAAATTAGCAAAGCCTACTGATTATAAGGATTATATCGGAAATGATAGTAAGGCACCGAATAAAGATTATTTTGGGGAATTATTCAGAGTATCAAAAAACCAAATTATATTGGGTTCAAATCATTTTATAAGCAAAATTCCATACGATAGCAGTTGTTGGATTGTTTGGGATAAAGTAAATGGAAACACAGATTTTGCAGATTGTGAACTTGCGTGGACTTCGTTTGATACTGCAGTAAGAAAAATATCATTTATGTGGAATGGAATGTTGCAGCGAAAGAGTATTTCAGAAGGTCATTTAATGCAAGGCGACAAAAGTAAAAACGAGAAAAGAATACACCCAAATCAAAAGCCAGTTGCATTGTACGAATGGATTTTAAGCAGATACGCAAAAGACGGAGATATTATTCTTGACACTCATGTAGGCAGTGCGAGTAGCTTGATAGCTTGTTATAACACAAATCATAAATTTGTCGGGTTTGAGCTTGACGAATACTATTACAAGGTATCAAAGCAGAGGTTAGATACCGAAATGGCACAAATGAGATTAAGTGATTATATTTAACAGGAGAAATGGCTTATGAAATTTACAAAATTCATTAAGCCAGAACTTGAACAAATCAAAGAAAATGCCAATTTCACGGAAGAAGAGGAGAGGATTTTCTCTCTTCTCTGCCGTGGTTTTTCACAAAAGCAAATATCCACAAAAGAAAATCTATCACTAAGAACGATAGAGTACAGAGTGAGAGATATCAAAGATAAAATAGAAAGAACGGGGGTATTTGATTGGATGAAAAAGAACTGTTGAAATATGCCGTTGATAGTGGTATTCTCGACATAGCACTTGTGCAGAAACAAGTCACTATGCAAAAGAGAGAAAAATTACTCAACAAAAACCCTTATAAAATCTATCAAGGAAAGGATGAGAACTGGTACTCATATCTGCCGGATGAAGTAAAAGGCAGACGTAAAATTAAGGCAAAGCGCAGAGAAGCGGTCGAGCAGAAAATCATTGACTATTGGAAAGAGAGGGAGGATGATCCTACAGTAGAGGAAATCTTCAACCGCTGGATTTCACAAAAGCTGGAACTTGAAGAAATTAGCAGGGCAACCTATGACAGATACTTAATGGACTTTCAGAGATACTTTGATGGTATAAAGGACAAGAGAATCAAAGGGATAGACGAATGCGAGCTTGAAACGTTTATACGGAACAGCATCCATAATTTCAACATGACTTCCAAGGCATTCTCAAACTTCCGAACGCTGATTTATGGAATCTTTAAGTATGCCAAGCGGAAGAAGTATGTCAAGTTTTCCATTACATACACGCTGAAAGACATGGATATATCGCCAAAAGCGTTTAAGCACGTAGTCCGAAAGGCAAAAGACCAAGTATATATGCCGGATGAAAAGGAACGCATGGAGATGTACCTTAGAAATCACTTAGATATCGTAAACCTTGGATTGCTATTTATGTTTAAGACAGGAGTCCGTGTCGGGGAATTATCGGCATTAAAGCGGAAAGATGTTGAAAACTACACGGTTGCGATCAATTCCACAGAAACACGTTACCGGGATGATGATGGTTTTCACTATGAAGTCAAAGATTTTCCAAAATCAGAAGCCGGATTGCGATTTGCTATATTGCCGGATAAGTACAAATGGATTCTTGATGAAGTACGAAAGAGAAATCCCTTCGGGGAGTATCTATTTGAAAGAGACGGAGAACGGCTGAAATCCTACAACTTTCGTGAACGTTTGCGGTATATCTGCGAACATGAACTGCGAATGAAAGTGAAATCTCCGCACAAAATCCGAAAGACGTATGGAAGTATCTTGCTTGACGGAAAAGTGAAAGAGTCCACAATCCTTGATACTATGGGGCATACAGACATTAGTTGCACAAAAGATCATTATTATTTTGATCGTACCGGAATTGAGGAAAAGAGACAGGAACTTGACTTAATCGAAGCATTATGAGTCCCTAGTACTCAAAGGTACTCAAAGAAAAATTGAAAGAATGGCTATTTTAAGCCATTTCAAGGCAATTACTTTAGGGTTCGATTCCCGTACGGACTGTTTTAAAAGTCGCATAAACACTGTGTTTGCGGCGTCTTAAAAAAATTGGTACTCAAAATGGTACTCAAAAATTGAACACAAAAGAAAGGAGTCTGCGCAAGTGCTTTAGATTCTTTTCTGAAAATGGTAAACTTGGAACGCTGTGGCGTTCTTTTTTTTATGCGGTTTTTCTGCTTATTTTTTGCGGAAGAACCGTATTTTTTTATGCAAAAATATAAGCATAGGAGGGATGCGGAATGTTATTTACAGATGAAATTCTTGAAAAAATCTTAACAAGAGAAGATGTGTCAAAGGTTCCGCTTGTGTATCAGTCAGCAATGATTCACGCAATCAAGGAAGTATTGGAGGAAGAGAATGTATCAGATGCAAAATCAGAATATGGCATTTAACCCAAACCCAAGCTATGCCGCTTATCAGTACAACCCAATGCAGAGGTTTCAACAGCCAGAGCCACAGATTCCGCAGATGCAACCACAGTTTCTTGGAATCCAAGGAAAAGTAGTACAGTCGGAATCAGCGATCATGGCGAATGATGTACCTATGGATGGAAGTGTTGCGTTTTTCCCGATGCAGGACATGAGCGCAATCGTTGCGAAACAATGGGATGCCAATGGAACAATCAGAAAGACCGTTTACAAGCCTTTTAATGAGCAGATGGCAGATTCTTCGAGTGACGATAAAAGAATTGAAATAGGGCTGTCTGACGATGCGACAAAGGCTATTACTGACAAATTGGATTGTTTGTTTGGCAAAATGGAAGAGTTGGAAGATAAGTTATCTTCGCAAGCGCAAAGAAAATCTTCACGAACACAAAAGGAGAGTGAGTCTTAATGAATCCTATGCAGATGTTACAGGGAATGAAAAACCCACAGCAGTTTTTACAACAAATGATGGGGAATAAAAGCGTAATGAACAACCCTATGGCTAGAAATGCTATGCAGATGGCACAAAAGGGAGATTCCAAGGGCATTGAGCAGATGGCTAGGAATTTGTGCAAAGAAAAGGGAATTGACGCAGACAAGGCTTTTGAATCGTTTAAAAGTCAATTAGGAATGTGATACTAATTCTTGCAAGATTATGTATATAAAAAATGAATTATGGAGGTAAATTCTATGTTTAACACAGGTAATTGTGCATCCGTTCCGCTTGTTGCGAACATTGACGGAAACGGAAATAACAATGGATGGGGCGCAGAAGGCTCATGGTTATGGTTCATTATCGTTATCTTCGCTATTTTCGGATGGGGTGGATTCGGTAACGGATTCGGAGGAAACGGAATGAATGGTGGTGTCGGAAGCGAAATCCAGCGCGGATTTGATAATCAGGCGGTTGTGTCAAAACTTGACGGCATTACAAACGGACTTTGCGACGGATTCTATGCAGTGCAAACCGGCATGAACGGCATCAACACAAACATTTTGCAGACCGGATTCGGCATCCAGCAGGCTATCAACGCTGATACAGTCGCTAATATGCAGAATACAAACGCATTACAGTCACAGCTTGCTAACTGCTGCTGCGAAACAAGAGAAGCTATCCAAGGTGTAAACTACAACATGGCAACTAACACTTGCGCATTGCAGAACACCATGAACAGCAACACAAGAGACATTATCGACAGCCAGAACGCAGGAACACGCGCTATTCTTGATTATCTCTGCAATGAGAAAATTTCTTCCTTACAGGCAGAAAATAATGATCTTCGTAGAGCGGCTTCACAGGATCGTCAGAGCGCATTACTTACAACTCAGATGGCGGCTCAGACACAGCAGATTATCAACGCGGTAAATCCGTCTGCTATTCCGGCATATGTTGTACCTAACCCAAATGCTTATGCATATGGATGCGGATGCAACACAGGATGTGGCTGCTAAAACTAAATAATTGAGTATCTTAATTGAGTTTAACTCGATCATGTCTGCTATGCAGTATTACTTATAACCAAAGGGCAGACTATAATGTTTGCCCTTATTTTTATGGAAGAGAGGTAAAAATAATGGAAGTAACAGGAATTGCATTACAAACCGTTGCCGCTGGAGAAGATGTTGCATTTACAGAAACGGCAGTAAATGGAACAAAATGTATCGTACACAGACAGGGAAGTGGAATTATCAAGTTAAGAGGTATCACAAATCAGTGTAAGGCTAGATTTTTGGTATCGTATTCCGGCAACATTCAGATCCCGACAGGCGGTACAGTTGGAGAGATTTCACTTGCCATTGCAGTAGACGGAGAGCCTTTACAGTCAACACGAATGATAGTTACTCCGGCAGCAGTACAAAATTTATTTAACGTTTCGGCTCAGGCATACGTTGATGTACCTTGTGGCTGTTGCAGTACAGTAGCGGTGCAGAATACATCTACACAGGCTATTGAAGTACAGAACAGTAATTTGATTGCAGTAAGGGAGGCTTGATATTATGCATAAGTTTGCGAAACAGATTATGGATTGCGTGAAAGCCCACGTTGACGGCATCGGAATTGAGAATTTTGAGGGTCAAAACCTTGATGATCTCAAGGATTGGACGGAGATTGCAAAGAATATCGTATGCTTTGACAAAGACTATAACATTGTTGAAGCCATGAAAAAGTCTGAAGATGAAGAAATCATGCGCATGGTGGAAGAATTTGGGGATTATCCGGGAAGAAGATACTACAATGAGTACCGGTACTCAAATGGCAGATTCGCACCGAAAGGACGCGGAACACGCAGAGGATATGTAGAACCGCCATATTATCATCAGATGCCGGAAGATTACCACGAATGGGAGAGAATGCCGGAATACGACCGAATGAGAGACCTTGACAGAATGAGTATGGGAAAGATGTATTATTCAGAGCCTATGAGCGGAAATAATGGCATGAGTACCGGTACTCACGATGCAAGAGAGGGTAGAGCCGGTATGAGTCGGAGAAGTTACATGGAGACAAAGGAAATGCATAACGGAAATTCACCGGAAGATAAGGACGCAAAGATGAAAGAACTCGAAAAGTACATGAAATCTCTTTCGGAAGATGTGACCGAACTGTTTTCCGGTATGTCCCCAGAAGAGAAACAGTTAACCAAGACAAAGCTGACTACGCTTGTCACGAAAATGTAATAGAGAGGGCATTTTGCCCTCTTTGTTTGCGAGGTGGTAAAATTGTTCACGATAAACAATGGAATATGGAATTTGGTCAAAGTATCGCGTTACAGCGATATGCTACAGAGAAGTGATGGAAGCAGAACGGTAGGCATGACCGACAGAGACACGAAAACAATATATCTTGCGGATGATCTACGCGGAAGGTTCCTTGAACGTGTGTTATGTCACGAATTATGTCATGCGTTCTGCCTTTCGTATAATGTATACATGGATATTGATACAGAGGAAATTGTAGCAGATTTCTTAGCTACATACGGAAGAGAAGTATTTGAAATTGCAGACAGACTATTGATTGAACTTATGGAGGTTGCATAATGGATAAAATTTCAGAACTCTTACAGTACGTGCACCGGACGAATCCGGAAATGACCAGGGAAAAGCTGATAGAAGAGTTGAGCAAAAGCGACTATGCGGCGCGGTCTTTGATTTTCACGAAAGAAAACATCGTTGCGCTAGGTCAAAAATAAATCCGGCGGTTTGAATTGCCGCCGGAATTGTATCAGACTTTCGGAATGTAAGAACCTTTCATTATTTCTATAGCGAGTTTCGCGCCTTCCGTCATGTAAAAATCATTATTCTTTGCACAGCAACTAAAAAGCAGTTCCTCAAACTCTGAATATAAATTTTCACTTAATAACCCTTTTAGCTTCTCTGTTAAGGGAGAGAAGTATTCAACAAAGGCATTTCCGGTTTCATTGTCAAGCTGACTTGAACATACAATTTTGATAAATTCATCCATTTTAGTAGTCTCCTTCTTCTGTTAATAAATAGTTGATATATCCTGTCGCAAGTCTGGCAAGGCTTTTACTGCCATCCAACAAATCCAATTTGTACTCTGGTCTATATCCAAACCTCTGCACATAGAACTTTTCTTCAAGTTCTAAGTCGTAAATATCAGATAGCTCCACGAGAATCTTGTGATATAAAAATTTTCTCGTCCACCCAAACTGTTCCATGATAATTTTTAATTTCCAATTATTTTTTCTGAACCACGCTCCGCGTGATGCGTCCAATTGCTGTTTTGAAATGTAACAATCTGCAAATAGGTCATCATTTTTCGGCAATGCCGCCTGTGGTTTCTTTATGGTTTTCTCCATATCGGTAAAACGTTTCACGTATCGGGCAGTAAATACGATGCCTTTTTCTCCGTTGAATTTGTTCGCAAGAAAATCACATCCTAACTTGGTTACTTTGTAGCACTTGTTTTCTTTTCCGGATTCATCTTTGTAGGTAGATGGAATGAAATAATCACTCGCACCTAAATTGTGGTGAGTCAAAATTTCAATGATTCCTTCGGTATGTTTGCCCCTTACATCCTGTCCTTCCAATTTTCTTAAAACTCTGTCGTGACGCATTCCCATCATTTCTGCAATCTCTAAAGTAGTGATGGTTTGTTCTATTTGGTTCATGCTTATTCTCCTTTCTGAAAAACAACATTATGTTTGTTTTGAACAACCTCATAGTTGTATTATAAACAACAGTTTATTTGTTGTCAACAATATTTTAGTTGATTTATTGTTTTATTTGTTGTATTCTGTTTCTTGTATAAGAAAGGAGGCGTATGATGTTTACTAAATTGTTAAGATTAACATTGGTTGAAAAAGAAATGACAGCTAAAGAGTTAGCCACAAAGATAGGGACAACTCAACAGAACCTATCAGCAAAAATGAAGCGTGACAACTTTTCAGAAAAGGAAATGCGGCAGATTGCGGATGCATTGGGGCTTGATTTAGAAATTGTAATGAAAGAGAAGAAATAAGAAAACCCGCCTAACTGGCGGGTTTTTGATGAAAGAAAATTTTTCCCGCGCCCCAAAAAATATTTCGTAATTTTTTTGTACCCCCCTGGGGTAGCGTTTTTGGGGTCAAGATTCCATTTTCGCGGTTTTCCAAAAACGTGTAAAAAACGTGCAATTATCTTCGGAATTCCGCAAATAACACAAATACACTATATGTTATGCCATATATAGATAATTCACTTATGATATTAGATGATATTGCCGGTCACAGGCAAACGCCAAAAGACGCTTGCCCGGCTGTAGTTATAGTCTAGCATAGACCGCATTTTACCACTTGTCAAGATAGTTTTTCCCATCGTACCGGCTGTAAGTGTGTGTTATGTTTTCCGGTCTTTGCGCGATCTGTAGCCAGTCACCGCCACGCTGGACGGTTATTTTGATTTTGCAGACTCCACCCATTCCACGCCTTCAAATTTCGAGTAGCCGCACATTTTTCCGGATATTTCCAGATAACCAAGGGCAGACACCCGGCGCATAATTTCCCTTTTTCCGATATACTCATATTTTCCCATCTTTCCCACCTCCTTGTGTTACGTTTATTTGTCAATTTGCGCATGGAAACCGATTTCCATGTAGTCCGCGCTCCCGGAATCGAACCGGAACGGATGCACCAAGCACGCGAAAAAGGCGGAATGGTACCGCCTTAAATTACAACAAAATCCCCTTGAAATCCTGTTGTTACGATCATTTTTCCGTCAGATCTGCGGTACACAACGCCGCATCCGTCCGCAAAAGTTGACCACACGAGCCATCCGGGCGGTGTGAGGTTTTCACCGGTTTTATAATCCAGGAATGAGTAACGCGGAATAACGCCACTTTTTTCTTGATCTAGCGCGTTGTTAATTGCTTGCGATTCTGTCACAAGCACAACGCCGTTTTTTGCGTGCAAAACATAGTTATTTTCATTCATTTTTTATTTCTCCTTTTCAATTTCATAAAACCGCCGCCGGTAGTGATCCGGCGGGCATCCTCTGCGGCGCCTTCTTTTTGAATGCCGCAGACCGTCTGACTCC